CCAGTATTGGAAGCAGTATCTAATCAAGGAAAGCCATTGTTTATCATTGCAGAAGATTTAGAAGGTGAAGCACTCGCAACACTTATTGTAAATAAAATGCGAGGTACTATTAAAGTAGCAGCTGTAAAAGCACCTGACTTTGGTGACCGTAGAAAATTGCTTTTGGACGATATTGCTATTTTGACAGGAGGTGAGGTATTTAGTACTGATAAGGGCATGAAGCTAGACAAATTCGATTGGAAGTGGTTTGGCGAGGCCCGTTTAGTAACAGTAACAAAAGACCAAACAACAATTGTCGATGGAAAAGGACAATCTGAGAGAATACAAACACGTATTGAAGAACTTCAACAACAAATCGAAAAAGCAAAGACCCCTTTCGAACAAGAAAAATTACAAGAAAGGCTTGCGAAGTTCGTCGGAGGAGTAGCAATTATTCATGTAGGTGGTAATACTGAAACCGAGGTCAAAGAAAAGAAAGACCGTGTGGATGATGCCTTGCAAGCAACTAAAGCCGCAATTGAAGAAGGTATTGTACCTGGAGGTGGCTCTGCTCTACTATATGCTCGCGAAGCAATTACAAACAAAGACACTGTAGGTGGAAATATTGTTTTCAAAGCATGTGCCTCACCATTTATGAAAATTCTTACCAATGCTGGTTATGAAGAAATGGAATCATACCAAGTAATCAATAACTTATTTGTTGTTCGTGATAACTGGAGAGGTTATAATCTTGAAACACAAAAGTTTGTTGATATGAAACAAGCTGGAATCATTGACCCAACTAAAGTAACTCGCACAGCTATTGAAAACGCAGCTTCAGTAGCCGGAACAATTCTATTAACTGAATGTACTGTTGTAGATAAGCCTGAAGAAAATAAGCAGGATGATATGATGGGTGGAATGGGAGGAATGTATTAATGAAAATCGAAATCCAAGAACAACTAGAACTAATTGCTACACGCGTACCACCTGGAGACAGGTGGACGCTTGTAGGTGATAAGACTAAAGTATATGCTTCAATAACTGATGCTTTAGAAGCGTATTTTCAACTAACTAGGAGACCATGTGAATATAGATTAGCTCCTCTAAAAAGTGAATTGTATGCTATTCACTCTCAAGAAGTTGAAATTGCACCTGAGCCACCTAAACGTTATGACATTTATGGAGACTATCAGTAAAATTTTAAATTAGGCTTGGGAAACCAGGCCTTTTTTATTATATTAGGTTATATGAAAATGAATAGTTTATTTGTTGAAAAATACAGAAGTAAAGTATTAGATGAATATGTTGGTAATGAACAATTAAAACAAATTGTATCTCAATATATTGCTAAAAACGATATTCAAAATTTGTTATTGTATGGTACACCTGGTACAGGTAAAACTACATTAGCAAAACTAATTGTTAATAATATAGATTGTGATTTTCTCTATATTAATGCTAGTGATGAAAGAGGTATTGATACAATTAGGGATAAAGTACAAGGATTTGCCTCAAGTGCTTCATTTAAGTCTATTAAAGTTATTATTTTAGATGAAGCTGATTTCTTGACTATTCAAGCCCAAGCATCACTTCGAAACATTATTGAAACATATTCTCGTACTACACGTTTTATCTTAACATGTAATTATCTTGAACGTATCATCGATCCCCTTCAATCCCGATGTCAAGTATTAAAAATTACTCCTCCATCTAAAAAGGAAGTAGCGCAACATGTAGCTGGTATTTTAGAACAGGAAAGTATTAACTATGAGCTAAATGACTTAGTTTTAGTAGTCAATAAACATTATCCTGATGTTAGAAAAATACTTAATACTTGTCAAGTAAATACAGTTGATAGTAAATTAAAAGTTGATAACTCAATTCTAACATCAAGTAGCTATAAAGATGCTATCTTAAAAGAATTAAAATCAACAAACAAAAACAGTTTTAAAAACATCAGACAAACACTTGCTGATAGTAATTTGGATGATTTTGAAGAAATTTATAGATTCCTATATGATAATCTAGATGAGTATGGTAAAGATGATATTACCAAAGCATCTATTATCATTGAAATAGAAAATTATATGTATCATGCCAATTTTAGAATTGATAAAGAAATCAATGTTTGCGCTTTGATTGCTTCTATATTAAAAACCATTGTTTAGAATTATTTCTTTATCAATCTTGATATATTTATGATTGATAACTAAATAACTATGGTAATATATCAAACAATAAACCTTATTAATGGTAAAAAATATATTGGTAAAGATGTAACTAATAACCCTAAATACTTAGGAAGTGGTTTAGATTTAAAAAAAGCCATTAAAAAATATGGTAAAGAAAATTTTAAAAAAGAAATTTTAGAACACTGTTCATCTAAAGAAGAATTATGGCAAAGAGAAGAATATTGGCTGAATTTTTTTAATGTAAAATCTAACCCTGAGTTTTATAATAGAACAAATAAAGCTTATGGTTCATGGGAAGGAAGAAAATATAAACCGTTATCAAAAAGTACTAAAAATAAAATATCAATGGCTCATAAAGGTATACCTTTAAGCACAGAACATAAACATGCTATAAGTAAAGCAATGGAAGGGCATTCTAAAACTGATAAATGGAAAAAAAATTTATCTAAATCATCATCTAAATCATTTGGCCGCCCCGTATTGCAAAAGGATTTAAATGGTAATGTTGTTAAAGAATGGGAAACTGGTAAATTAGCATCTCAAACATTAAACTTAAGTTACACAGCTATAAATAATTGTTGTCGTAATAATGAAAAAAATATAATTAGACAAAGAGATAAAAATAAATTAGGAAAATATACATCTTTTAATTATATTTGGGAATATAAAAATAAAAATCGCAATATGAACAACTCAAATAAAAGATACATTAGAAACGAAGAAGAATTTAAAGAAATTACTGCTGAAGTTAGAAATAGACAATATGAAGAAAACCCAATTAAAGTTGAGTTTGGAGATGGATTTATTGGTGGTGAAAGATTTTCCCCAACATCTACACATGATTGGGATAATGAATACCTTGAAATTGAAAGGATTGATAACGTTGATGTAGTTAGAATAAGAAAATACAATGAACAACCTAGATAAACAATACACAGCACTCCTTCAAGACATCCTTGACAATGGTTTAGAAAATAAAAATTATAACAAACAATACAATAAAATGAATAAAACAGAAAAATTACTCAATGTCAATGTTGACATTAAGGCTTCAACACCTATTACTTCACCTGAAGGTAACCATGTTTTCACAGAAGGTGTAATTCTAAGAAAAATTTCTAAATTTGTAGCAGGCACCACTGAAGACGCAGTTATTCCTATTCCTTGTTTTTATGATGTTAAAACAGGTAAGGTATTAGTAGAGTTGTTACCTAAAGATATTCGTGATGAATATGCAAATATTTGATTGGCTTAAACAAATTACTTACGAAAAACAATCTTGGGACTCATTTACTGAGGAAGACAGAGCATCATTTAATCCATATATGATACATCGCTTCCTCAGTATGAATCCTGAGTATATTGAGTTTGTAAACCTAATTCAAAATATTCCTTATACTGAAAAGGAAAAAATATATAAACTATATTTATATATGATTCCAAAGAAAAACATGTTTTTAAAATATATCAAATCCTCTAAAACTAAAACTAAAGAAGAGCTATTACAGCATATAGCTTCTCACTATGAATGTTCTCTACGTGAGGCATATGAGTATTATCATATGCATCACAGCGATACTATTAAGAGTATTTTAAAAAAAAGAGGTGTTGATGATAAAGAAATTAAAAAGTTATTAAAATGATAGATAAAATCACAGAAGCAGTTATAGAAGATTTAAGATCAAGAAGTGAACGTGGTATTAAAAAATATAATACTACTTTAGATCAAAACAATAAAGATGATTACATGAATCATTTATATGAGGAGTTATTAGATGCTGCTCAATATGTTAAAAAGGAAATGTCTATTATTCCTGAAATTCAAGCTTTAATCAAACAGTACCCTAATAATCAAGATTTGGGTAAGGCAATTAGAAATTTATACAACCCGTTTTGAGTAAATTACCATCCATAGTAAAGGCTATTCAAAAACAGCCAATACAAGAAATCAATTATGCATTCCACAAAACAATTTCTTACAGCCAGTTTTCTATCTATCATGAATGTCCTCATAAATGGGAACTACAATACAAAGATGGATTACAACAATATTCATCTACTATTCATACTGTTTTCGGAACCGCTATGCATAGTACCATTCAGCATTATCTCACTTTAGCATATAATGAAAGTGCCGCCGCAGCTGATAGATTTGATCTAGAAACATTTTTTGAAGACGAATTTAGAAAAACATACCTAGAAGAATACAAAGCAAATAAAGACACTCACTTCACTAATGCGGTTGAAATGAGAGAGTTTTTTGATGATGGTATAGCTATTTTAAATTACTTTAAGAAAAAACGAGGTAATTATTTTAGTAAACGTGGATGGTATTTGGTTGCTTGTGAGTTACCTATTGTTATAACGCCTAATAACGCGTTTAAAAACGTTTTATACAAGGGTTATATTGATATGGTAATGTATCATGAACCTACAAATACATTTAAAATATACGACTTTAAAACATCAACTCGAGGATGGAATGAAGATGCTAAAAAAGATGAACGCAAACAATTCCAATTGTTATTCTATAAAAAATACTTCAGTGAACAGTATAATGTTCCTGAAGACAGCATTGATGTTGAGTTTATTATCTTAAAAAGAAAAATATGGGAGGAAAGTGAATATCCTCAAAGTCGAGTTCAAGAATTTGCTCCTCCAAGTGGTAAAATTAAAATGAAAAAAGCATTAACTGCTATAAATGACTTTATAAACGAATGCTTTAATATAGACGGAACATACAAAGACACGCCGCATCTTGCAACACCAAGCAAAAACTGCCAATGGTGTCCTTTCAATGAAAGGAAAGATCTTTGTAACAAATAGTGTTTTTGTATATATTTATATATAAATAATGTTATGGATAAAAAGGATATGACACTAACAAGCGTTAAAGTTCAAAGCGACTTGTTTGAAGATTTCAAATTAGAATGTGTTAAGCGAAAATTTTCTTTACAAAAGCTTGTAGATAGAGCAGTCCATTTATATCTTACATCAGATGAATTTAGAAAATCAATTCACAATCACAATAATTTAAATCGATAAAAAGTTTTATGAATCAAAGTTTTGCTTATCTTCCTCAAAATGAGAGGAAAAAAATACTTTTGATTTGTGATGACATTAGAGTACACTCAGGTGTTGCTACTGTTGCTCGCGAATTAGTATTAAACACAGCCCAACACTTTAATTGGATTAATGTGGGGGGCGCCATTAATCATCCTGAAGCTGGTAAACGTATGGACTTATCAATTGATACCAATAATAATACTGGTTTGACTGATAGTTCAGTTATCTTATACCCAACTAACGGATATGGAGATGCTAGGCTAATTAGACATCTGATTCAAGTTGAAAAACCAGATGCTATTTTCTTAATTACTGATCCAAGATATTTTATTTGGTTATTCCAAATTGAAAACGAGATTAGAAAGAAAATGCCTATCATTTATCTTAACATTTGGGATGACTATCCAGCTCCAATGTATAATAGATCATATTATGAATCATGTGATGCTTTGTTAGCTATCTCTAAACAAACTAAAAATATTAATACTTTAGTATTAGGTGATAAAGCTAAAAATAAAATTATTGAGTATGTACCTCATGGTTTAAATGAAAATATTTTTAAACCACTTGATAATACTCCTGAATTAAAGGAATTTAAAAAGAAGTTATTTGGAGGCAAAGAAATTGATTTCGCCTTATTCTTTAACTCTCGAAACATTCGCAGAAAACAAATCCCAGATACAATGATGGCCTATAAGCTATTTGTTGATGGATTATCTGAAGAACAAGCAAAACGTTGTGCTTTTGTATTACATACTCAAGTAGTAGATGATAATGGTACTGATTTAGAAGCAGTAAGAGAATTATTATTTGGTGATGATCCAAAATATAATATTGTTTTCTCACAACATATGCTTCCACCCGACCAAATGAACTTACTCTATAACAGCACTGACTGCCAGATCCTATTAACTAACAATGAAGGTTGGGGATTAAGTTTAACTGAAGCATTATTAGTAGGAAACCCATTGATTGCTAATGTTACTGGTGGGATGCAAGATCAAATGCGTTTTAGTAAAAAAGGTAAATGGATTGATTTTGATGCTAAGTTCCCTTCAAACCATACAGGCACAATTAAAGAACATGGCGAATGGGCGTTTCCAGTTTACCCAACTAACCGCTCAATTCAAGGTTCACCATTAACACCTTATATTTGGGATGACAGATGTAACGCTGAAGACGCAGCTGAACAAATTAAAGTTGTTTATGATTTGTCTAAAGAAGAAAGAAAAGCTCGAGGCTTAAAAGGTCGTGAGTGGGCTTTATCAGGTGAAGCAGGATTTACAGCTTCAAATATGGGTAAAAAAGTAATCACTACTTTAGATAAATTGTTTGTAACTTGGAAACCAAGAGAAAAATATGAGTTAGTAAACGCTAACGAAATTAAACCTAAAACAGTACCTCACGAATTAGTTTATTAATACCAAAAAGTTATATGAAACCATTATTTTTTATTAGCTGTCCGATTGACACATATAGTGGATACGGAGCGCGTTCTCGAGATTTAGTTAAAGCAATCATTGAGACAGACAAATATGATGTTAAAATTATTCCTCAAATGTGGGGTAATACACCTTGGGGTTTTATTGAAGACAATCCTGAATGGTCATTTTTGACACCACATTTATGGGCACAACCACAACTCCCAAAACAGCCTGAAGTATGGATGCAAATCACAATCCCAAGTGAATTCCAGCCTATTGGTAAATTTAATATTGGAGTAACAGCAGGTATTGAAACAACACTCTCACCTGGTGATTGGATTGAAGGTATTAATAGAATGGATTTAACTTTAACTTCTTCTGAGCATTCAAAGAAAACATTTCTTGATACTGTACTTCAAAAAGTAGATCAACGTACTAATCAACCTATAGGAGAAGCTAAAGTTGAAAAACCAATTGAAGTATTGTTTGAAGGTGCTAATACTGATATATATAAACCACTTGATACTATTGAATCATTTCCTGAATTAAATGATATTAAAGAAAAATTCTGTTACTTATTTGTAGGCCATTGGATTAATGGTGATTTAGGTGAGGATAGAAAAAATGTTGGTTTATTAGTTAAAGCGTTTTATGAAACATTTAAAAATAAAAAACAAAAACCAGCACTTGTTTTAAAAACATCTCAAGTAGGTTCTTCATATCTTGATCGAGATGAAATTTTAAAACGAATTAACTTAATTAAAAAAACAGTTAACTCAAAAGATTTACCTAATGTTTATTTGCTGCATGGTGAATTTAGTGATTATGAAATGAATGAATTATATAATCATTCTAAAATTAAAGCAATGATTAATTTAACTAAAGGTGAAGGTTTTGGTCGTCCGTTACTTGAATTTAGTTTAACTAAAAAACCAATTATCACAACCAATTGGAGTGGCCATAAAGATTTTCTAGACGAAAAATTCACCACTATGCTCCCAGGCGTTATGGCTAATGTTCATCCAAGTGCTGCTAATAACTGGCTGTTAAAAGAATCACAATGGTTTAATGTAGACACAGGACATGTAGGACATCATTTGAAGAATATGTTTGAAAACTATAAAACATATACTGATGGTGCTAAACGTCAAGCATATAAGAGCAAAAATGAATTTAGTTGGGATAAAATGAAGGATAAAGTAAGTCAATTATTTGACCAATATATTCCTGAGTTTCCAAAAGCAATTGAGTTAAAATTACCCCAATTAAAGAAAATCGAATTACCAAAACTTAAAAAAACAGAAGAAAATGTCGCCGGATAAAATTATAACTTGCCCTAAATCAGGAGGTGACTTGTGTTATGAAACACAAGTTACACCTGAAATTACAAACTGGATGTCTTTGTCTTGTGGTTATTGGACTAATAGTTTAATGACAGAAGGAAGTGATTTCTATAATGAACAAATGGAGGTATTACCTGAGTTGTATAAAGCATTAGCTTGGAAAGACCCTAACACTAATTTAACTTGGTTACCGCAAACAATCAATCATCCAACACAAGGTATGATATTTGCAAATGGTACTAATGCTAATGAGTGGAAATGGGCAGCTGTTAAAGCGACTAAGGTAACTGAGGAGGAAAAAGAAAAATACCCAATCCCAAAACAACCAGGTAAATTCTATGAATATAGAATGAATATGGATACACTTCAACACTTTGAAGAAAGAGAATTTATTGATGCTTTAGAATATGTTGGCCTATTAGGATAATTTATTATATTAGGATTATATGAAAATCAGTTATGCAATTACAGTTTGTAATGAACTGGAAGAAGTTAAACGTCTTATTGAGTTTCTATATGTAAATAAAAGACAAGAGGATGAAATTTGTGTTTTAGTAGATAAACCTAAAGCATCTAAAGAATTGCTTTTTGAACTTTATAAATATGAAACCACCAGATGGATTATTTTAAAAGAAGGTGAATTTAAAGGACATTTTGCTGATTGGAAAAATCAATTAATGGATATATGTTCAGGTAGTTATATTTTCCAAATTGATGCTGATGAGATTCCTAATGATAATCTAATAGAAAATCTACCAGCTGTATTAGAAAACAATGTAGATGTTATTTTAGTTCCTAGAATAAATACAGTTCAAGGTATAACTCCTCAACATATTCAAGCTTGGGGTTGGAAACAAAATGATAAAGGGTGGATACAATGGCCTGATCACCAATGGAGAATCTATAAAAATACTCCTGATATTAGATGGAAAAACAAAGTTCATGAAGTTTTAGATGGCTTTAAAACATATTCTGCTTTACCAGAAATAGAAGAGTACGCTTTATATCATCCTAAAACAATAGAGCGTCAGGAACAACAAAACAATCTTTATAGTAGGTTATGAGAATATTAATCACAGGAGGAAGTGGTATGGTTGGAAGATCTTTAAAACAATACCTTCCAAATGCAATGTATGTGTCTTCTAAAGATTATAATCTAACATCGGAGTATGATGTAAATAAAATGTTTGAAACTCTTAAACCAAATGTTGTTATTCATTTAGCAGCTAAAGTAGGAGGAATAACTGATAATATAGCCAAACCAGCAGAATACTTTGATGATAATATTTTGATGAACACTTTGTTGCTTAAATATTCTTTAAAGTATGGTGTAACTAGATTTATAGGAATTCTTAGCACTTGTGTTTATCCAAATGAAGTAAAAAATTATCCTATGATAGAAAGTGATCTGCATTTAGGTCCTCCTACTAAAACTAATTTTTCATACGGGTATGCTAAACGATCATTAGCAGTACAAATAGATGCTTATAACCAACAGTATAATACTAAATATCAGTATTTAATCCCATGTAATCTATATGGGGAATATGATAAATATGGGGATAATAGTCATTTTGTAGCGGCATTAATTAAAAAAATTCATAACGCTAAAATAAATAACCATAATAAAATAATATTATTTGGAGATGGAACTCCTTTAAGACAATTTATACATTCTGATGATTTAGCTTATGTTATTAAATATTGTTTAGACAACAACATTTATGATAATATGAATGTAGCCATAAGTGAAAATTTATCAATAACAGAAATGGCTCAAATTGCACTTAAAGCTTGTGACGCGGAACATATAAAAATAGAATATGATACAACAAAACCAAACGGCCAGTATAGAAAAGATGTATCTGTTGATTTATTAAAAGAAAAAATACCATCATTTAACCCTATTAATTTATATAATGGTATTAAAAAAACATACAGTTATTTAATTGAAAATAATGTAATATGATTAAATTAGTTAGTGATACTATTGATAAAAATGACATCAATGCCTTAATAAAATGGCTTTCACAAGATGAAATCCCTAAATTAACCAAAGGGAATTTAACAATAGAACTAGAGAAAAAATGGGCTAACAAAATAGGAACCAAATATTCAGTATTTGTCAATTCAGGATCTTCTTCTATTTTATTAACATTAGCAGCATTAAAATATAAAAACAAATTAAAAAATCTTAAAGTAGTAGTTCCATCATTAAGTTGGGCTACTGATTTATCTTCTCCTGTATTATTAGGATTGGAACCAATATTGTGTGATTGCAATCTAAATGATTTATCTTGTGATCTAGAACACCTAGAAAAAATATTTAAACAAGAAAATCCTTCAGCCCTTATCTTAGTATCTGTTTTAGGATTAGTTCCTGATATGAATAAAATTATAGAATTGTGTGATAAATACAATGTTATACTTTTAGAAGATGTTTGTGAAAGTATGGGCTCAAAATATAAAGAAAAATATTTAGGAACATTTGGGTTAGCTTCATTTTTTTCAATGTATTTTGGTCACCATTTAAGCACAATTGAAGGAGGATTTATTAACACAGATGATGAAGAATTATACTATACTTTATTAATGATGCGAAGTCATGGGTGGACTAGAGATTTACCTATAGAAAAACAAAATGAATATAAAATTAAATATAATGTTGATGACTTTGAAGCTTTATATAATTTTTACATCCCTGGATTTAATGTAAGATCTACTGATTTGCAAGCATTTATAGGTTTAAGAGCTATAGATAAATTAGATAAATATGCTAATATCAGGAATGAGAATTTTCATTATTATTTAAATAATATAAAAAACAATGAGTTAAATATTCAAATTAGTTCTAATGATTTTATATCTAATTTTGCTATGCCTATTGTAAGTAAAAATAAAAAAATAATAGTTAAGAATTTAATAGAAAACAACATAGAATGTAGGCCTTTAATTGCTGGTAATTTAGGTAATAAACCGTTTTGGTATGAAAACTTTGAAGAAGTACATATGGAAAATTGCAATTTAATAGATAAATATGGTTTTTATATTCCTAACCATCAAGATTTAACAGTAAAACAACTTGATAAAATAATTAAAATTGTCAATAATGAGTAAAAAAGCTCTAATAACAGGAATAAATGGGCAAGATGGTAGTTACTTAGCTGAACTTCTATTAGAAAAAGGATATGAAGTATATGGCACCTTAAAAAGAAATTCAGTAGCTGAAAACCAAACCTCTCGTCTGGAAGATATATTTGATAAAATCAAATTATATTATGCTGATTTAACAGATATGGCTTCTTTAATTCAAGTAATACAACAAACCCAACCAGATGAAATTTATAATTTAGCAGCTCAATCTCATGTTAGGATATCATTTGATCAACCTATATATACAGCTAATGTAACAGGATTAGGTACATTAAATTTATTAGAAGCAATCCGTTTAGTTAAGCCTAATGCAAAAGTATATCAAGCATCATCATCTGAAATGTTTGGCAACTCAGTGGATAAAGATGGATATCAAAGAGAAACTACTCCTATGAATCCTGTATCTCCTTATGGATGTGCTAAAGTATTTAGTTATAATATTTGTTGTAATTATAGAAATTCTTACAATATGTTTGTTTCAAATGGTATTTTATTCAATCATGAATCACCAAAAAGAGGAACAAATTTTGTAACAAATAAAGTTTGTAAAGAAGCAGTTAAAATTAAACTTGGTTTATCAAACGAGTTAAAATTAGGTAATTTAGAAGCAACAAGAGATTGGGGCCATGCTAAAGACTATGTAAAAGCAATGTGGGAAATACTACAATTAGATAAACCAGATGATTTTGTTTGTGCCACAGGTGTATCCCACTCTGTAAGAGAACTTTGTGATTATGTATTTTCATTATTAGATTTAGATTATAAAGAATATGTAACTCAAGATGAAAAGTTTTTAAGACCTGAAGAATTACATCATTTAAAGGGAGATTGTTCTAAATTAGTTAATACTACAGGGTGGGCTCATGATTATACATTTGAGTCAATGTTAGATGAAATGGTAGAATATTGGTTAAATTATTATAAAAAATGATTACTCATAAAAGTATAGGACATAGTGGTAAATTAGGTAATCAAATGTTTCAATATTCTGCTTTAAAAGCAGTCGCTCTAAAAAATAATTATGAATTTTTTCTTCCTAATAATAATATTCAAACTAAATTAGATGGTTGTTTTGATTTTACAAATAATAAATGGATAGAGTTTAAATTAGATTTATTTGATGGGTTTAATATCACTTGTCCTTTATTAGATATTTTTCTTCCCCACACGTATCATGAACAGGATTTTACTTTTTCCTCAAAAATGTTTTCTATCTCTGATAATACTGCTATAGAAGGATATTTTCAATCTTATAAGTATTTTGAAGAATTTAAACACGAAATTTTAAAAGATTTTACCTTTAATTCTTCTATTTTAGATAAATGCACCAAAGAAATATCTAAATATTCTAATTCTGTTTCTATCCATATTCGTAGAGGAGACTACATTAAACATCCTGGATACTGGAATATAACTCCAGAGTATATTCAAGATGCATTAAATCACTTTACAGACCAAGAATACACATTTTTAATCTTTTCAGATGATATTGAATGGTGTAAACAAATATTCCCAGATGGAGTAGTGTTTGTTGAGGGGAATAATCAGTTTGAAGATTTATGTTTAATGTCTTTATGCGAACATAATATAATTTCAAATAGCACTTTTAGTTGGTGGGGAGCGTATTTAAATAGTAACTCTAATAAAAAAATTATAGCACCATCAAATTGGTTTATACCATCAAAACCATTAACAGATTTATACCCTAGTAACTGGATTGTAATATGATAATAAAAAGTAATTTTATGCCTATTGAATTGTATAATAAATTTATACTTAGTAAGTTTGAAGATAAACCTATAAGTATATTTAATGATTATACTCCATCAATTGATGAATTAAATTTAAATCCTTACAATTTTTTAATAATAAACGAACCAAACGAATTATTTGGTTTACATGACTGGGCTATTCAGAATAGCCATTTGTTTAGTTGTATATTAACATGGGGGCAAAGTATTTTAGATAATTGTGATAATGCTTTACTTTTACCATTTGGAACAACATTTTTACATAAAAATAAATCATATGAAAAGTTAGCTGCAAATGAAAAAAAATTTGAGTTATCTTTTTTATGCGGAAAAAAACAATTAACCAACGGTCATTTCCTTAGACATAGTATATATAATAATCAAAAAAATATTAAAAATATACCTTTAAAATGGTATTATATATATGATGGTCCTAAAGATATATGTTTTGAATCCTCAATGTTTCATTTAGCTATAGAAAATTCCCAAAATAAAAATTTCTTCACAGAAAAGTTAATAGATGCTTTTATTACTAAAACAATCCCCATATATTGGGGTTGTTCTAATATAAATGAATTTTTTGATGCTAGAGGATTTTTTACTTTTGATACTGAAGAAGAGTTTTTTAATATAGTTAATAATTTAACTGAAGAAGATTATTGGTCTAAAAAAGAATATATTGAAAAAAATTACCAAACAGCTATATATTACGCTGAATATTTTACTAGATTAAAAGATTTGTTAGATGAAATGCTTAAACTTAATAATATATGATATCTATTTGTACCCCAACATATGAAATGAATGGTAAAGGAGCTGAATATCTAGAATACTCTTTTAATATTTTGTACTACCAAACATTTAAAGATTTTGAAATAATAATTTCAGACCATAGTGAATCAGATTTAATAAAAGATTTATGTGATAAATGGTCATCTGTTTTAACTATTCATTATTTTAGAAACCCCAATAATAAAGGTAACTCATCAGCGAATATAAACAACGCTATAAAGCATGCTAATGGAGAAATTATTAAAATTTTATTCCAAGATGATTTTTTATATGATGAATATAGTTTAGAAAAACAATTAGAATGTTTTAAAGGAAAATGGTTAGTCACTGCTTGTTGCCATTATGATGGAAAAGAAATATATAAACCTTTTTATCCTCACTATCATGATCAAATTCAATATGGAAAAAACACTATAAGTTCTCCTAGTGTGTTAATGTTTGAAAACAAAGATATATTAAAATTTGATGAAAACTTAATTTGGCTAATGGATGTAGATTATTATAAAAGACTTTATGATAAATTTGGTGAACCCACTATTTGTAATTATATTACTGTAGTAAATAGAGAACATGAAAATCAGGTTAGCAATACGTTAGCTACATCTGAAAGACAACAAAATGAATTTAATTATATAATAAAAAAATATGAAAGTATACATTAACATACCAGCAAATGCTGTAGCTGGAGGAGTTGAATCTTTATATCAATTAGCTGATGCTGTTAACAATATAGGAGGTGAATCTATAATCTTATTTGATAATAACACTTCTAACCCTATCCCTGAAAAGTATTCTCATTATAATGTGAAATACTCTTTTGAAGTAGAAGACACCCCAGAAAATTGGATTATATACCCAGAAGTATGGACTGAAAGAGTAAATTGGTTTAAACATATGAAAACTGCTATTTGGTGGTTAAGTGTTGATAATAATCAAGGGAAGTTTAAAAATTTTAATGATTTAAATATTACTCATTTTTATCAATCATATTATGCTTTAGTTTATTTGCTTCAAAACCAATCCCAACATTACTTACCATTATTTGATTATATTCAACCTAAATATATTACTGCTAAATATGATATATCTCAAAAACAAAACATTGTATGTTACAACCCAGTTAAAGGAAAACACATTACAGATAGAATTATATCTCTAAATCCAGACATTACTTTTATTCCTTTAGTAAATATGACTGAAGATCAGATCATAGAAACATTAAAACTAAGTAAAATATATATTGATTTTGGTAACCACCCAGGACGAGATAGAATACCAAGAGAAGCAGCCATTTTAGGAAATTGTATTATTACAGGATTTAATGGTTCTTCTATGTTTTATAATGATATGCCTATTAATAATCAATATAAATTTGAAAATGTAGATCAAATAGGAAACCTTATTAAAAATTGTTTTGATAATTTTGAAACACATTTAAATGATTTTTCATTATATCGATCAAATATAGTGAACCAAAAAGAACAATTGTATAACTTATGTAAACAATATTTTTTATCATGAATTTAGAAAAATTTTACTCAACAGATATAGGAATAAATGCTAATCATTTATATAACACTATATCAAAATTTAAAACATCAACATTTGTTGACTTGGGAGTTAGAAACGGTATTTCCTCAGAAATAATGCTTATTAATTCTAAAGAAAACAATAATAAAGTATTTGGAGTTGATGTTGACTGGAGCCCACTAAACCCAGAAGTTGATTCTCATCCTTGCTACAATAAAATTCTAGGAGACTCAGTAACTATTGGTAAATATTGGGAAGAAGAAATAGATGGGTTGTTTGTTGATACATTCCATATTAAAGAACAAGTATTATGTGAATTGTATTTTTGGTACAACCATGTTAAAGAAGGAGGATTTATAGCCTTTCATGATAGCCATTGGCCTGAAGGTAAATGCGATGAATATGGGGGGATTAAATGGGGTAGAGTAGAAGAAGGTATTAAAGATTTTTTTAATATTTCTAATCTAACATACGAAGACAAATTTATTAAATCAGAACATTATCCTGAATCTTGGGGGATGACTATTGTCACTATAAAGAAAAAAACTAATTATATAGAACAGTATAAAAAATGGGATGAAGTGATTAATAAAAGAAATCACTTAATTAGTCTTTTTTGGAATGAATCAAATAAGGGGAATGTTAAAATAGATTTAACAATATGAAATATAACTATATTATAGTAGGTTCTGGTTTTTTTGGTTCTATATGTGCTTATGAATTAACTAAAGCGGGTTATAAATGCCTTGTTTTAGAAAAACGAGACCATATTGGAGGAAACTGTCATACTTCTAATAGAGACAATATTCATATTCATGATTATGGCCCCCATATATTTCATACTTCAAATGAAACAGTGTGGAAATGGATAAACCAATTTGTATCTTTTAATAATTTTACTTTAAGACCAGTAGCTAATTATAAAGGTGAGATATATTCTTTACCTTTTAACATGTGGACATTTTCTAAATTATGGAATGTAACCCATCCTGATCAGGCTAAATTAGAAATTGAACGCCAAAGTGAACACATTAAAGATCCTCAAAATTTAGAAGAACAAGCGATTAAATTGGTAGGGGTAGATGTTTATGAAAAATTGATTAAAGGATATACTGCTAAACAATGGAGAAAAGATCCTAAAGAACTACCTAAAGAAATTATTAAACGTTTACCTGTTAGATTTAATTATGATAATAATTATTTTAATGACAAATATCAAGGTATTCCTATAGGTGGTTATACTCAAATATTTGAAAAATTATTAGATGGGATTGAAGTAAAATTAGAAATTGATTATCTTAAAGATAAAGAATATTGGGACAACCAAACAGAAAAAATAATTTATACTGGTCCTATTGATGCTTATTTTAATTACCAATTTGGAGAATTAGAATATAAAACTACTAAATTTGATCATAAAAAATTAGGAACAGATAATTTTCAAGGTGTAGCTATGATGAATTATACTGATGAAAATATTCCTCATACTAGATGTATTGAACATAAACATTTTGAAGATTTAAATTCTGATATAACTTGGGTAACCTGGGAATACCCAACTGAATATAAAGCCAAAGAAACTGAACCTTACTATCCAGTTAATGACCAGGAAAATACTTTAAAATACTCTCAGTATAAGCATTTAGCCTATCAGGAAAAAAATATTATATTTGGAGGTAGATTAGCAGAATACAAATATTATGATATGCATCAAGTAATTGAATCTGCTTTAAATTTTATAAAACAAGAAATTAATGGTAACACAAATAGTAGTACACCTGCTGCCTCATGAAATTGATTGGTTCGAATGGCAATCTAAACAGTTTAAATTAGGAAGTTATTATATTAAAGATAAAGTAATTATAGATGTTACTTTAAATTTAAATTTAGTTGATTGGGATCAATCTCAACTCCCAAAACAATTTTTTATAGAAAAATTTAATCAAATTAAAACATTGTGGGATTGGGCTGAAATTCAATTTATCGTAGATGAAGAAAACAAATGTTTAGGATGTGATGACAAACGAAGAGAAGCAATTCGATCTACCACAGCGGATAATATCTTATACTTAGACAGTGATTTGTTTTTTAAACCAGAACTGTTACATTACATAATAGAATCTGCTAAATTAATTAATCATGATTATTATATCATTTCTCCCCAAACTGTTAGGATGTGGGACAGTAGCTGGGATGTAATAACTAATCCTCAGTATCTTCATACTCCTGCTAATATGGAAACATACTATGCTAATGATCCTTTTGAAATAATATCATATGAACAGTCTAATATAAATTTAAAACTAATTAATGAATTTAAATTTGGAGGTGGGTGGTTTAATTTATTATCCACTAAACTACTTAAATTAACAGATATCCCAGACTCATTTGGCCCGTATGGAATAGATGATTTATATGTAATGGTATGTTGTAATATAATGAAACAAAAAAACTATGATGTTCAACAATATGTTTTAGATGGAACTGTAGTTGTAGAAAATTTTAAATACCGTTGGAATCCATATAAAAACTATTTATATTTAATTAACAAGCAAAACGAATTTAGAACTAAGGCTGAGGGTAATTTAAATCAAGAAATACAAAATTTTGTTAATAAAATATGAAAAAAATTGTTTTTTTAATAACTGATCCAAATTGTACTGCTTCATTCGCATGTGGAGTTATATTAAAGCATGCTTTAGATTCATTAAATGTTTCTACTGAGATAAGTAATGATGTTAATAGTATAAAAAATAGTATTGTAGTTTTATTTAAACATACTTTATCTAAACAACATATTGAACTCCTAAAAAAGAATAACAACAAAATAGTAATGGATGTTGTAGATGAATTTATTCGTCCAAATACAGATGTTATAGATTTATATGATTATTCTGATTTTGATGGGGTAATTTCTAGAATAAAAAAAGTAAATGATCTTTATTTATTTCCTTCTCATCTTAATTTAGTATACATACCTCACCATTGGGATATAAGATTACAAGACTACTCAGTTAACCATTCTAATATAAATTATAAACCCGTATGTATTTCTAATGATTTAAGGGATATGCCTTATTTAAATGAGCTACATCATCAATCTTTAATAAATTTCTTAGTTAATATAGGATTTGAAACTTATGAACAATCTATTGAATTATTCTTAAAATACAATATCCATTATAATATACGAAATACAGATTCATTAGCGTTTAAATTTAAACCAGCTACTAAATTAGTCACCGCCGCTGCTTTAAATACTCCACTAATAACTAACTATGATTGGGCCTTACAAGATTTAATCCCTCAAGATTATCCTTTTTTAATAACAGATCCTTCTTTTAATACTATATCAAACTTCATACAAACTCTTCCAGATATGTCTAAATCTGATTTTGATTATTCTTTAAAAATATTAGAAGAAGTAAAACATAAAACAGCATTAATAAATCTTTTACCTACATATATTGAATTTTTTAATAAACTTTAAAAATGGAAAAAATAACATTTTGCATTCCTAGCAAATCAAATTTGCGTTATTTAAAAACTTGTATTCCATCAATTCGAGAAAATGCTTTTCGAAATGATCATGAAATTATTGTATTTGTAGACTCAGATGAAGATGGTACTATTGAATGGTTAAAACAAGTTAAGGATCAATATAGTTTAACTTATTATATTAATCCAAATTTAGGTAAAAGTTTATTTGGGATAGGTAAAGCCTACGACTATTGTATTGAACATTCAACTACAGATATCTTTATGATATTCCATGCTGATATGATGTTGGGTAAAGATGCTGATTTAAAAGCATATCAAAATCTTCTTCATAAAACAGTAGTATGTTCTACTAGGATTGAGCCTCCAATTCATCCTAATGCTGGGGAGAAAATTCAAATTGACTTTGGGATGTGGCCTGAGGAGTTTAAGAAGGAAGAATTTAATAAGTATGTTAATGAGCATTTAAATGATAGTAAAACAACAGAAGGTATATTTGCTCCTTGGATGATGTATAAAGCTGAGTATTTAGATATACTTGGAGGACATGACCCTATTCTACATTCATGTAGAGAAGACTCTGATTTGTTTAATAGAATGTTATTAGCAGGGTTTAATTTTGTACAACCTTGGAATAGTTTGGTTTACCATTTAACAGGACGAGGCGCAGGCAGCTTTGATGGTGATCCAGAACGTCATAAAAAATGGCAAGAAGATATGAATAATTCTACTTTAGCATTTATTAAAAAATGGGGAACAAATGTCCAACATACGCCATTAATGAAACCAATAGTATCTCCTGTTTATAAAAAATCTATAAAAATAAATAATTCTAACCCACAATTAAAACAAGTTTTAGAACCTTGGTTTAACGGAGGAAAAGATATAGTTGTTGAAGTTAATGGTGATACTTTTACTCAACAAGACTTTATAGTTATTCAACAGTTAAATGATATTATTAAAGAAAGTGGCGAGATAGGTTCATTTGAATTAGGTAACTTAAAAATCACTATTACTTCAATGGATGAATATCAAAATACTCTTATCAAATTATAGTTTGGCTCCCCAATTTTTTGATGTTATATTTAGTCAAAATTAAGAAACATGGAATACGATCATAGCGATTACTATTTTTACTCACATTTGGATCCAAATAAAGAACCCATTGGGACATGTCGAGCTGGTACTTTAGGTATAGCAACATACTATTTTGCTTCTATGAAGAATATGCCTATTGAAAATTTTTTAAAATTATATTCTATAAGTGTAAAGAATGAATCTAAATAATTTTGGAAATAGATTAAAAATTAATCGAAACAAACAGTCTCAAGAAAAAGATGTGTTTGTTGAATTTGTTAGTATGTTAGATGAATGTTGGGCTAGAACTAATTTTCTTCACGACCATCTAAAAATTGACTTCTATAATTATGAAGAGTCATACTATAATATTATTGAAAATCTTATTTACCTTAAGTATGGAGATGAAGTAGGTGCTTTAGTTCTATGGTATGTATATGACAGATTTGATTCTGATGGTAATCTCCAAAAACTAGAAGTGACTATTCCTGGTAAAGCCAAAAAAGTTTACACACTTAAGACAGCTCTTGATCTTTGGAATCTAATTGATAAAATAAATAAAGCAAATCAAAATAACAATTTATGAGTAGATACTGTAAAGTATGCGGCATTGAAATTGATCCTCGAAGACTAGCCATCCTCCCAGACACCCAAACATGCACTCAGCATTCAACAGCTGAAAAGAAAGTTGCAATGGTAGTTCAAATGGGAGAAGGTGATCATACATGGACTGAAACTTATGCTGTGGAGAGAGAAGTATATGACAAAATTCAAGAAGCAGAAAAGAATTTTAGGAAAACAACTACTCCAAAGAAACCAAAAGTTAAACCAACTGAGGAAGAGGAAGAAGAATTGTCTGTATTAGATGATTTAGAAGAAGAAGTAGAATTGGTAGAGGATGATGAGTTTGTAGATGATGAAGATGATTACTCAACTGATGAATACACTGAAGACGAAGACTAATGCCTAAAGCAATACATTTAAGTAAAGAGCAAATTTTAGCAGCAATGGACAAGACAAAATCTGTCCGTGCTGCGGCTCGTTATTTGAATATATCATATCAACATCTTAAAAAATGGATGAAGGTGTATAAGGATGAAAATGGAGTCACTTTATTTGAAGCACATAAAAACCAATCAGGTAAAGGTATCCCTAAATTCTTATCAGCATCTCATTACAATAAAAAAGAACCCGCATTATTAGATATACTTGAGGGTAGAGTTAACCCAGCTCACTTTAATCCTCAAAAGATAAAGTATAGAATGATAACTGAGGGTTATTTAAAGGAAGAATGTTATAATTGCGGATTTCATGAACGTCGGGTATCTGATTATAAAATCCCACTTATCCTCCACTTTAAAAATGGTAATAAACAACATTACTCTTTAAACAATATGGAGATGTTATGTTATAATTGTTATTATTTGACTGTTGGGGACTTATATACAGACAAACAACTTGAAGGATTGGAAGATCATAAACCTATGAACCAAAGTGAAGTAGATTGGGAATTAGATGATTATACTCTTCAACGATTAAGAGAATTAGGTTTGGACAAATCTCATCCACCAACCGATGATGGAAGTGAATTTATTAGTAGACTTTAAATATTTATTAGTAGATGAAGAAGAAAAAACATAATGATATTATCAATGATTACGACAAAATTAAGTCTAAGCATCTTGACAATTTAGCTAGCAAAATGTTAGCCAATGATGAGAAGATGAATAAACTTAAAGGTAAAGATATTAACCCTAACTTTTTAGACTTATTTTGATATGGCTATTGAGATAACATTAAATAATAGTGACGAGTTTCAAGATATGATTGACAAAAAAGATTTCACCATATCTAAAGCTGTAGTAGAAACCATACTAGCAAATCTGAACACTCGCAAAAAATACCTTCATGTCTTATCAGTTAACTGCTTAGAGGATGGAGCCACTTATGACATAACCTTAGAGAAAAAATATTTCGCTGAGACGTTACAAGAAAACTTAAAATACTATGTTGAGAAAGAACTCTATGAAGAGTGCTCTCAAATAGTAGAAGCTATAAATAAATTAAAAGAAAAAGAAGACAATGGCACTAAAAACACAGACACAAACTCTAAATCGAAAGCCAAGACGTAAGCGTCCTGGTATTCACTCTAAAAAAAGAGCTAGTAAAATTAAAACAAGCAAACGTTATAAAAAGCCCTATAAAGGACAAGGTAAATAAATTAAATAAAGTTATGAGTAAAAATTCATCTATTCAGAATTACGAATGTGCTAAAGCATTCAGTCAGGTTATGGAATCGATTCGTAAAAAGAATCAACGCCAACAACAATCAAACCAACCAAAACAGAAGTTGGAAAAATATCATCCTGCTCTAAAATATAATGGACAGTAATGTTCTAGCATATTTTAATGAAATTCCCGATAAGTACTTGGTCTTAATGGCTGAGTACAATTGGGATAAGTTAGAGGAGTTATGTACACTTCTAACATTAGATATGGAAATAGCCAATCAAGAGAGGTTAAAAAATTAACCCTCTTGTTTGGCTTCCCAAACCTTTGATGTTATATTTAGATATAATTAAAAGGTTATGATTGAACGTGAGTATGAATTTAAAGATGGTAAACATTATGTCAAAGGTGGGTTCACACCACCTATGATAGTTGACTTGGTAACTAAGAAAGCTATTATACCTTGGTGGGTTAACGTGCCATTAGATACTACTTTGGATGATATTGTTTGGGAAAGGGGTGATATGCAAATTGTTAAACCACAACCAAACATTATTGAAATAGCATCTAGTTCAGGTGAAGGTAAATACCAAATTCAAAAAGTAGGTAACACTTACAAATGTAATTGTCCTGGTTATTGGAGAAGTAAGGATCGTATTTGTAAACACATTAAACAAATAATAAATTAAGGTTATGAAAAAAGTAGGAAAAATCACAAACACATGGAAACGAGCACTCCAACAAATTCGCTCAAATCAATTGAATGAAGCAATTGAAACACTAGATGAATGCCTATTGATTCTAACATTGGCAACTGAAGATAATGTTGAAGAATTAGATGGTGTAAGTGTTGATCTTTGGAAAACACGAGTATGGGTTAAACTAGAAGACTTAGACGCAGTACCAGCTTATGATCAGTATATCTAAGAAAAAACTAGTAACTGAAGACCCAGATAGAAAACCATACATTGTTTATAATGAATATTTACAAGTATGGGTGGGTCTGAAAGATGGAGGTCGAGTAGCTTTATTCTCAGATGAGTATGATGATGCTAAGCCACTCCATTATGATCAACAATTTAGAACACTACAGCGTATAGCTGGATGTAAATTAGAAAAAGAATTTATATGAAATTATTAATAGGGATAGGAGCAGGAATGTTAGCTCAATTATTAACATTCATCCAACTGCAAGGTAGATGGAAATTTCAATGGATGAAAGATAATCCACATCTAGTTGTTTGGTTGGGTATTCCTATTTCCTATTTATTTATGTATTCTGTTCAGAATATGGTTGAACATTTCGGTGGACAACTATGGCCTTCTAGACTAATAGGTTTTGCTATTGGAACTATTATTTTTACATTTATGTCAATAAATTGGTTTAATGAACCTATTAGTATGAAAACAAGTATCTGTTTATTATTAAGCATTTGTATTTTATGTGTTCAATTATTTATGAAGTAACATGGCAGAGAAAAAAGGTAATACAATAAAATTATTCTATGACTTTCCTACTCAATTGAGTACTGAAGTATTTAGTGGTGGAGAATGGGTTCGAGTCACTTGTCGTCATTTTAGAAGTTTTAATGGCCCAAGGCGTATTATGAAATTCAATAGACAGAATGAATCATATTATGAAGATTATAATGGTCCTGTCTTTCTATATGAGACTAATCTTAGACTAAAAGACATGAACAAGAAGGGGTATGTTTATCCACATGACACACCTCCTAAGGCTCAACCAAGACCTTATGAATATTTATAATTAACTAATGAAAAACCTAACCATGGACCCAACATCAACTACTATGGAGTATATTATAAAGTCCGCTATTTATGAGAATAAAATGGAATTAATAACTCCCTCTAGAGAATACACTGATAAAGAGGTTGCTTATATAAAAGGTTATATACAAAGTTTAGAAGACATTTTAGAAGAGTTAACACTTTTGAACAAAGAAGATTTAACTTCTACTTATAGAATTTGTTTAAATTAGTTATATGTACCGTATTTATACGGTACTATGGCTGAGCAACTATTAACATATCATTTTCAAAAAATAGTCAAAGTAATTGGCTCATGTAAAAGTGAAGAACAATTACTGACAGCTAAAAGAATGATAGTTAATTTTACTTGGTATTGGAAAAGTAAAGGATTAAATGTTAAAACATTAGACCATTATTTAAAATATTTTAGTATATTGTTTAACTATAAAAAAAGTTCCATCTTAAACTATGAGTAACGAAGAACGTATTGAAGAAATCCTCTATCAAGCTCACTATAGAGGAGATTTTGAAATGCTACTAACACTAGTCAATGAAAATGAGAGACGACATCCTGATAAAAGAAGGATTGAACATTATGAATATGCTCATTTCAGACTAAAAGCTAGTTATATGTTAAAATAACCTTTAACTTTTTAAAAACAATGTGGCTTATATTTACTTTACTAATCATCCTCACACTTGGAGGAATATTCACAGACTTGATGCTTAAAATTGAAAAAACATCAGAATTGGATTCTAAATATATTCGAATAGCTCATTGGGGGTTAGTAGCTATATTTTATATAGCAATCATATATTGGGTTTATAAGTGGTAAAATAAGTTTGGCTTTCCAAGGTTTTGATGTTATATTTATAATATAATTAAAACACATGGAAAAGAATACATATAATGGATTATCTGAGCGTCATGTAGCTCAAATCATCAGAAGAAAAATGATTCAGAAAGCTAAACCATCAGGTAAGGCTTATAAAAGAGAAAAATATAGGTTTACAGGTGAATGAAAAAGTTATATTTTTATAATGGTAATGTTTACTTAGTTTTAAGAGATATACCTGCTAGTAACTTCTATAATAAAGAAGAACTAAATAGAGAACTCCTTAATGCTTGGAAAGAATATTTAGGAGCAGATCATATACTAAAAACAGATAATAGATTTTTATTCTGTGAAACAGTATCTGAACCTGAATGGAATGAAGTTACAAACGAAATAGTAGTTACAGATGAAGAACAGTTACAACCCGAACAACAAACTGTTTAGAACAATTGTTCTAAGTGGTGAAATAGATGAATCATCTGTAAGAGATGCTATTCAAACAATCTCATTTATAAATGAAATTGATAGTGGTAAAGAAGAAGTTGAACCTATAAAACTAATTATTAATAGTGTAGGTGGAAATATACTTGATGGTTTTGCTTTAATTGGTGTTATAGAGAACTCATATGTACCTGTTTACACATATGGTTATGGTTCAATAATGTCAATGGCGTTGCCTATTCTAGTCGCAGGTGATAAACGTTTTGGTCATTCTCTAGCTACATTTATGTATCATGAGTGTTTAGATAGTATGCCTTATGATAAAATGTCTATTCTAAAAGAAAATTTAGACGAAACAGATCGATTAATGGCAATGTATGATGAGTACATCATATCCAACACTTCACTTACCCAGAAACAATTAAATAAAGTCAAGAATAAAAAAACTGACTGGTATTTTGGCTCTGAAGAAGCTCTTGGTTATAATATAATAAATGAAGTTATATGAAAGCAAAATTAACATTTGATTTAAACGATCCTGATGATCGTATGGAACATGAACGTTGTGTAAAATCAACTGACATGGCAATTGTATTATGGGAGATAATGACTAATTCATACCGTGGTTTAACTAATGGTTATGATGAAGATGATAGTTACCATAAAGGTGTAGATGCTGTTTATGACCATTTAAAAGAATTATTATACGAACATAATATTGATGTTGATAAATTAATCCGATGAGTCTAATTAATAATATTACTTACCCATTTAGGGATTTTTATAGACGTGTTCGAAATGTACTACGATGGTTACCAACCATTTGGAAAGACAGAGACTGGGATCATAGCTACATAAATGAAATCCTAATCAGGAAGCTTGAATTTACTCGAGACTTCTATCTATCAGATAAACCCTACAGTTCGGAGGCTAGTAGAACTGCTGATGAGATTCAAGAAGCTATTTCCCGTCTCCACCAAACTAAAGACTCTTGGGAATTTTATGAAGACCCAGCTTTAGAACACTTAGAACGAAAGTGGGGTAAAACAACTTTTGATTTTGTACCTTACAAGTACACTGACAATGGTGGTGTTTTAACTTATGCGATGGAGTGTAAGACTGAAAAAGTTTTTACTCCTGAGGATAAAGAACAGTATAGTAAAGAGTACCGTGAAATTATGAAACAAGCTCAAAAGGGCTATATGAAGGATAAAATTAAAGCATATAAATTTATAGCTAAAAATATAGACAAATGGTGGGACTAAAAAAGAAATTAACATTATGGTGGGAGAAAAAAACTAATTTCAACCCATATGGTATTTGGCCTGAAGGTGTTTGCCCTGTACAAGCAGAAGGTTATACTGAAGATGGTAAATGGTATTACTTTAGAGCTAGAGGAAATTATGCTCGTTTAGTAATTTGTGAATCAGAAGAAGACTACACTGGCCTGATACAACACAACAAACCATACTTATTTGAACGAGAATTAGTTTATGGGATTGATAATTTTCAAGCAGGTTGGATGACACATGAAGATGCTGTTCGTTTAACAACAGTATGGTTAAATGAGTATTACGAGAAAACTCAAGAGCTTAAATTAAATAAAAAATGGCTAAAAAAATTACGCTCGTAATTCTAATACTGTTATGTGTTGTAACAGGTTATAGTCAATCCCGTCGCCCTAAAAGTGCTAAAAAACCTACTATACAGGATGTGATCACTGAAAAGAAAACACCTGAGGATATTCTTAAAGAAGTTTATAAGGCTAGGCTTGATTCAGCATCTCAGTTTTCATATACTTGCATGCAGTATTTAGTTGAGACTAAAGTTGAGTTAGATAGTGTTAAAAAAGCAAACCAAACATTGTATGTTATAATTGACAGACAATTAGACACTCTAGCTTCAGCTCGCAATAAAGAACAACGAGCTATAAAAATAATGTTAAAGGAACATTACAAAAAACGCTCATGGGTTAAAGCATTTATTGGTCAAACCATTTTTGTAGTGGGGGGAGTTGGAGCATTTATAACTGGTGCTTGGGTTCCTATAGGAATGGGAGTATTAGCTATAGAAGTGTTTTTAATACTAGAAAGTAGATATAGTGAAGTAAAATTAGAAGACAATAAACAAGAACCGAAACGATATAAAATGTAAAATTATGTTAAATACAATTATTAGCTTAGCAATCCTGGGATTTGGATTAAATTATTATTTCAAATACCAAAATCTTAAAAAACAAATGTCTACACCTTCTGCTACTCCAACAGGTGATGAACCAAATGACACTACACAACCAACAAGTGTACCTGAAAAACAAATTGGAGACCAATGAGACACTTCCTATTATCTCTATTCTTAACTCTTATATCAGTAAGTATATTTTCTCAATGTGCTGGAAATGTAAGTTATACTTTAGATATACCTCCTAATCCTGATTTGACTTATCCTCCAAACACAACAATTGAACTTTGTGTCACAATGGATGGTTGGAATGGTAATAGTACAGGTTCTAATTGGTTTGAAGGATTTGGATTAACATTAGGTAGTGGATGGATAACCTCTACTCCAACTCTAACTCCTAATGATGCTGGAGCAGATGGAAGTGGGGCTTGGTTATGGATGAATACTGTAACTTCAAGCGCAACTGGTTTAACAGTAGGTCCTGGTTTTTTCTTTGAAGGACCTCAAGGCCCAGTAGATAGCAATCCAGGAAATGATTGGGGTGATAATTGCAATAGTGGGAATTGTACTTGGATAGGTTGTGTCTCATTAACAGCATCAAGTGTTAGTGGAGAATCTCTTAATATACAAGTAACACCTTATGCAGATGGCACAATGGGTAGTTGGACTAACTCAGCCTGTTCTGGTCAAGACCCACCAACAGATATTTTTACAGGAGTAGTAGGTTGTAGCATTTGTGGTTGTATAGATCCTAATGCTTGTAATTTTGATCCAACAGTATGCTGCGATGATGGTACTTGTAATTACTTTAGTATAGGAACTATATCTCCTAACCCCGATACTGTATGTGTTAATACAAATACTTTTTATTCTGTAAATGGAAATTCAACTTCACTTTATGATTGGAGTGTAACTGGAGGAACAGTAAACACAAATCAATCAGTAAATAGTAATGTGGTTTGGGGAGATGTACCTGGTGATTATGTCTTATCAGTCCAAGAGATTACACCAGCAGGTTGTATTAGCTCAGTTGTAATTAGTAATATTGTAGTGGTTGATCCTAAAGTAACATTTGACAGTTCTTATCATATTTGTTATAATCAATCCATTATATTATCAGCTAACCCACCTGGAGGAAGTTGGTCTGGTGATTATGTAAATGGAAGTACTTTTATAGGATCTACTCCAGGAATAAGTTGGCCAACGTACACAACTAGTGTTTACAACTGTATTATAGATAACTCAGTTAGAGTTGTTGTTGAACCACTATACCAACCGCCTATTCTACTCTATTCTAAACTCAATTTAGATTTATGTTTAGACCCAAATGAACAAAACTATACAGTAATTGATAGTAGAAGTACAAGTTATGTTTGGACAGTTGATAATGTCTTTCAATTTAATAATGACAATAGCTTGTATGTTGATTGGTATGACACTACAAATACTTACCTTATTAACGTCTATGGTATAGATAATTTAGGATGTAAAAGTGAAACCTCAGGAATCAATATTCATACTGAATCATGTGAAAGATTCTATGCCCCCAATTCATTTACTCCAAATGGAGATGGCATAAATGATATCTTTAGAATCACTGGTTTATCAGTCTACCAACCAACGCTCAAAATATTTGATAGATGGGGAATCGAAATATATAGATCACCTAATCTATATTGGACAGGTGATGGTGGTACAGGATACTACTGCAATAGTGATGTGTATACTTGGGTGGTAGAATATAAAGACAAAGAAGGATTTAACAAAATTCAAAAAGGGTTTGTAACCTTAATAAGATAATATTATATTAAATAAAAAGTTATGATAGAAGAAAAAACATTAGTTACAGACCCTGATGAAGTTTTTACAATAGACAAGTATCATTCCACAAAATTCCCAGGATATTATCAACTAGGTGGAAGTGAAGGAGTGCAAATTTATCTTGCAAAAAAACCAAAATGGCTTCATAGGAAAATGATGAAACTATGCTTAGGATTGGAGTGGATTAACAATTAAAAAATAATAAGTTATGCTTTTAGAATCCCAATACAGACAATGGTTAGCAGAAAACCCAGGACACTATCTTACCTACGATGAATGGTTTAGTAAGTGGGGAGAAATCAACAATCTACCTATAGATGCTGAGCCGTACATACCATTCATTTCAGACGACTTTCAAATTGGACCTAATGGTGCTTATGAGCGTGTAGGTAATGACTTAGATATAGCATACCAAGACCTACTTCAAGACATTTTAGACAACGGAATAGAAAAGAAAGACCGAACCGGTACAGGTACATTATCAGTATTCGGAAGACAAATCAGACATAAAATGTCAGATGGCTTTCCATTACTCACAACTAAAAAGATGGCTTGGAAAACAATGGTAACTGAGTTGTTATGGTTCTTGAGAGGTGATACCAACATTAAGTTCCTTGTTGATAACAATTGTCATATTTGGGATGGTGATGCTTATAAGAATTATATTAATAGTTCTGAACTTAGAGCTGATCTAACCAAAGAAGAATTTATTGACAATATTAAAACATACCCTGAGTTTGCTAAGAAATGGGGTGAATTAGGACCAATTTATGGGGCACAATGGAGAGGATGGGGCAGAAAAGAAGGTACATTTCAAGACCCATACTATACTTACAAAGGTATCGACCAAATCGCAAATCTAATCTCTGAACTCAAAACAAATCCTGACTCAAGACGACTAATGGTTTCAGCTTGGAATGTAGGTGAATTAGACCAAATGGTTCTTCCACCTTGTCATTATGGATTTCAAGTTTATACGAGAGAGTTGACTTGGGAAGAACAAGTTCATTGGGTATTGAAAAACACTAATGTTGAATTAGAGAATGTTTATATTGTAGAAGAAATTGCTAAACCCTCAACACCTAAAAGAACAATCTCTTTAATGTGGAATCAAAGATCAGTAGATACATTCTTAGGTTTACCATTCAACATTGCTTCTTATGGTCTACTGCTTGAAATCATTGCTAAAGAAGTAAATATGATACCTGAAGAGTTGATTGGTAATTTAGGTGATGTTCATTTATATTCAAATCATATTGAACAAGCAAAGGAACAAATCAGTAGAACACCTTATGAGTTGCCTAAATTGGTTATTGCCAACGAAAATTTAGATACATGGAAAGTAAGTGATGTGTTACCACATTATGAAATTAGTGATTTTAAAATAGAAAATTACCAATCACACCCAACAATTAAAGCACCATTATCAAATTAATAAGTTATGACATACGAAAATTTTTTAAAAATAACGCTTGAGTTACAAAAACAAGAACGCATTGTAGACAACTTATATAAAAACAAAGTTGACCTACTTGAGTTTATAGATCCATATCACGGTTTAATCCATTTACTGATTAAAGAAATCTATGGTGAGGAAGGTGTTGATTGGTGGTCTTGGTTTTGTTATGAGAATGATTATGGTCAAGGCACATTAGAGGCATGGGATGCTGATAAAAATCCAATTTGTTATGATTTTAAATCGTTGTGGGAGTTTTTAGAAGAACTTAGGTTGAAGGCTTAGTCTTCATATATGTATAATAAATAAAACCACATTTGTTGTGAGTTAAATCTTAAGGTTTTGGGAATACACTTCAAAACCATGAAAAAGATATTTCCCACACTAACCCTCCTGATAGCAATGCTGTCACTCACTTCTTGTGCTATTCAACAAGAAATTGAAATCATTAAAGATAGAAAACAAAAAACTGAGCATTTTGTCCACCACAGACAAACTGTTAAAGATGGCTTGTTTTCTAAAAATCGCAAACTAAGAGTACGCCATAGGTATTTTTATCATGATATAGATGATAATAAATGGTACTTTAGATCTACTCCACAGTGGCCTGATTTTATACACTACAAGAGAACTGGTGGTGTTAAAGGCACTGGTGGTAAGGTAAGAGTAATTAAAAGGGCTACTGTTGCTAAACCTACCAAATAAAAGTCTTTCATCTATAGAGATTAGTGATTTATCTCATTTGTAATTATGAACAATTGATGGTTCATGATAAGGATAAAAGTCTAAATATTTATAATAAACCAAAAACAAAGTATATGAAAAAATTAATTTCCGTTTTGTTATTAACTGTTTTTTCAATTGTAAGTTTTTCTCAAAACTTAGCTGAAAATGTTGATAACCAAGTCATTTTAAGATACAAGCAAGGTACTCCCTATAGACTTGTAGATGCATTCACTGAATTTTTTAATGTTCCTGTAGTTGCTCAATTTGATCAACTTGGAATGATTGTAGTACAATTTTCTGGTAACTATGATGATTTTGCAAAGAATTGCTACGATAGTGATTTGTTTGATATTGTCGAGAGAAACCAAACTCAGGAAATGAAAATGGATTATATTCCAAATGATCCTGAATTTGCTAGTAGTTGGCATTTAAGACAAGCAAGTGATAAAGATATTGACGCTGATGAAGCTTGGGATCTCCTCCCGACTGATAACCAATGGGTATCAGTAGCAATGTTTGATGGTGGATTAGACATGACAATGCCTGAATTTGTAGGTAATGTTGATAGCCCATTTAATGCTGTTAATGGTACAAGTGCTATTCCATATGTCAACTCAGAAGATAAGCATGGTACTGCTTGTTCAGGTACAATTGCAGCTAGAACAAATAATGGTATTGGTGTTAGCAGTGTAGGTAATAACTACGTAAGAGTTATGCCTGTAAATATTATGTCTCAGGTTTATGCTGGTGGTAGTTTTTCTACTAACTCAGCTATCCAAATTGCTGCTGTTAACGCTGCTATGAATAACCCAAACTGTGTTGCTATTGCAATGTCATATGGTGGTAGTGGTTACTCAGCTGCTTTAGAAGCCGCTTTCCAATCTGCTAGAGTAAATGGCAGAGGTGGAAAAGGTATGATGGTATTTGCTTCTTCAGGTAATGGATACTCAGGCACTGCGGCTCAATACCCAGCTAATTATAATGGCGTTTGGGGTGTAGGTGCTACATCAAGTACTGATGTTAGAGCTACATTCTCTAACTTTGGTCAAATTTGTGACATTTCAGCTCCTGGTACTCAAATTAGAACTACAGACCGCTTAGGTGCTGATGGTTATAATGCTACTGATTATACTTCAATTAGTGGTACTTCATTCAGTTGCCCAATTACAGCTGCTGCCTCAGCTGTTATTGCTTATAAGAACTGGGAATTAACAGATGATGAAATTTTAGCAATTCTATCTAGTACTTGTGAGAAAGTAGGTGGATATGTTTATTCAAATGATCCTGCTTGGCCTTTGAGTACTCGTAGTAATGAATTAGGATACGGACGCATCAATTTAAAAAATGCTGTTATTGCTACCCCAAACCCAGGTGGTACACCTCCTCCTCCACCTCCAGTGTTAGTTTCTAATTACACTGTTAATAGTGTTGTTGTGACACCTGCTAGTGTTAACTTAGGAGAAAATATTTTAGTAAATTATAATGCTGTTGTAGCTGAGGAATTGAACGTATTATCAACATTTGCTACATTTGTAAAAGTACAATACCGTTACTCAGCTAACTCAGTTTATGGTGACTCAGATGATATTATTATTGGAATTGACAGTGTAGGTTTAGGTGGTGGAATTAACTCAGTAACTAAATCATTCTCATACAATGTAGGTGGAATGGCAGGTACACGTTATGTGTTTGTAACCATTAACTATGATAACAGTGTTGAGGAATCTATTACCACAGACAATACTAGTTTTAAAGCATTTAATGTAATTAATCCTTCTATGACTGGTACTGATGTTAGAATTGAATTAGTACAACCTGTATCTAACCCTTGGACTACTTCTTTACAAGTTGTAAATACACAGTGGAGAGCAGTTAACACAGGTACTGTTCCTATTACTCAAATCAATTATACTAGACGTTGGATTGATTGCACAGCAGCTTTTGGATGTATAACTAATTCTACTTGGACTGGTAATCTACAACCAGGCCAATCAACATTGTTGCCGGCTAATAATAGCTATGTTAGTATTAACTTATGCCACCCAACACGTTGTGCTGTGCCTGTTGGTACTTCAAATACATTTAGACTTGATGTTGTAAGTGTTAACGGTAGTACGGGTGATGCAGATTTAACTAATAATAGACTTGATTTAGTATTTAATAGAATATCTACTACTCAAGAAGATATTATTGGTAACTACCCTTTAATAGATGATCCAAATGCTATTCTAATAGAGGATGATTATCCTGTCTCTATTGATATTTATACCATATCAGGTGCATTGTTAGATATTAATCGTTACAATGAATTACCTAGTGGTATGTACATCTTAAAAGCGAATTATTTAGACCGCACTGAAACATTTAAGTGGGCTAAGTAATTGAGGTTGTTAGTTGCACTTAAGCCGTTACGACTGGCTAAGTAACTAATTAAAACCAATATATGAAACACTTATTATTAGCTTTATTGCTAACAATAGGTTTCGACACAAGTGCTCAAGTTGATGGAATGTTTGCTTTTACTCTAGATAGTAGCCAAGATACTGTCTTTAGTATGTATAATGCTTCTCCGGATGTTAGAGATGAATTAGCAACTCATCTAATTAAAACATTTCATGGTTATGAGATAATAGACGGTGTATGGATAATAGATCTACCTAATAGTAATTCTAAGGTATTAGGTGATTTGTTTTTAACAGAAACCCAAACGTGTGTTTTATTTGATTTTTATGTTGACGAGGTAAAATACTCAGATGGTACAACTTACCACGCTGAACGTTTCGCCAAACCTCTTAGAACATTAAACAAATATTAAACACATGAAACACTTATTTGCCATTTTAATGCTTATGGCCACTGTAGTTGGTCAAGCACAGTATCTCGCAGGTGCGGTAGATACAACATTTATTCTTAATAATGACGGAGTTCCACTCTCTACTAATGGCTATTTTAGAGCTGTTGGAGTAGAAGTAGTTGGCAACTCCGTTTATTATGCTTTTGCTACTAGTCCTGGATTACCAGCTATTAGAAAGTATGACTTTCAAGGTAATGAGGATGAGAGTTGGTATGCTAATCAAATGTCAACTTGGGGTACTCAATTTGCTACTGTATGTTTAGAAACTGAAAAAGATGCTGCTGGTAATTATACTGGTGGTTTCTTTATTAGTGGTAGAAACAGCTCTAATTCTATGGTTGATCAAGGTGTTAGATTTTTAAATAAAATCAACGCTGATGGTACTAGAGATTTAAATTTTGTATGTCCAATCACAAGTTGGATTAGTATGTGTTCTGCTATTTACCATGATGGAGAAAATAATAAATTATATTATGCTTATCAAAATGGTAACAGCACTACTCAAACAATTGTTTGCTGTGATCCTAATACAGGCCAAACACTACAGACACTCACTATCCCAGGATCAAATGGAATGATTAGCAAAATTGCTAAAATTCCTAATAGTGATGATCTCATAATTGGTGGTAATGTTAGCTTTGCTTATAACGGACATGACTATATTAGCTTATTTAAGTTAACAGAACAATTCACTATTGCTCCACTTGAAGGCATTACAGACTTACCTTGTAGCTTTGTAGTATCTGACTTATTGTTTGTTAATGATGCTGATTGTGCTGGTAATGAAAATGGCTCAATTAAAGCCTATATTGCTGGTAGTGGTAGTCAAATATCAGGTGTTGATGGTCTTAGAGGAATTGCTCGCTTTACTTTGAATAATGGAGTATGGAGTATTGATAGTAATTACAATGCTGGGTGTAGTGGATCAATTGGTGATATTGTTTATTACAACTGTCACTTAATTGCTGCTGGTAACTTTGCTTCATCAATGCCTACTGGCCCATATACTCCATCTTGGACTCCTAAAGTAACTGCATTTACAAGTGAAGGACAAATTAGCCCTGAATTCAAATTGCAAAACATCGGATATGGTTTAGGAGGTGTTTATATGAATGGATTTGAAGACAACTATGGACAAGGTTCAGGTAAATGTTTAGCTGTTAATCCAAACGATGATGATAATGACAGATGGGAGATATTTGTTGGTGGTACTTTTGTTAACGTAATACAAGGACCAAATCCATTAAATGTAATCAAACATGTTAACTTTGCAGCTAAATTATATGGATTTAGAAGTGTAGTTGATCCTAACTTCTCATATTGTTTAGATGGTAATACTATTTCAACATTTGATATAACCAGTACTTCAGGATGTGAAAAATGGGAATTATTTACTTCTATTAATCCACTCACCAATTGGACTTTAATTAGAACAGAAACAACTCATGACTTTACTGATACTGCTTTAGTTAAAGGTGTATGGTATAGACTTGTTAGAACAGTAACTGAATGTGGTAGCTCATGCTCTTATGGATATATTATTTATAGAGATGTTGCTAACTGCAACCCATCACATACTGGAACTGAATTGAGATCATTAGTAGTTAAACCTGAACCAACAATTAAACCCCAAGAAATTATCCCATCTGACATTTCAGTATACCCTAACCCAACTCCAGGATTAGTAACTATAAATGATAGCTTTAAAGGAGCATTCAGAAATATAGATGTGTATAATTCTTTAGGTACCAAAGTATTAACTACAACTACCACTACAGAGACATATCAATTAGACATGAGTGAACTTTCTAGTGGAGTGTACATGATTGTAGTAACTACTAAGGATGGTGTTAAAAAACAGCAGATAGTTAAAGAATAACTTTGATTTAGAGCCATTTTTTCATATATTTATAATATATAAAAGATAAACTATGAGTAAAGATTTTAATGTATACAAGTGGAGACGTAACCAACTAAATGAAACTGATTACAGCCGAGATGTTGAGATGGGAGAATTTAGAGATGAGAGATCCATCCAAACAAAAAGAATGTATGACCCAGAAACTGGGCAGGATAATGTTGAAAAAGAATATGATGGGTATTTTAGAATTAGAACTAGAGGTGGTTATTTAGGTGGTAATAAAGACTCATATGACATGTTTGGAGCTGATGCTAAGAAAAAAATTGAAGACAAAGGATATACATTTGTAGGTGTTAGCTCTGTTGATTTTGAAGATGATGGTGGAAGAATACGTATGTATCATGATTTCTATTATCTAAAACCAAAATCAGCTTAATTAAAATCCTTACTTTTTTAATATTAAAATTAGGCCTTCGGGCCTTTTTTTATTATATTTAATCAAAACTTAAACACTATGAAAAAAGTATTAGTATGTGTTGCAACTCTTGCAACTGTAGTTTGTATCGCTTCTTTTTGCAATACAACCCAACCTGTAAAACTAAACCCTGCTCAACGACTGTACGCGTCCATTATGACATATGCTAAACAGTATAATGTGCCTTTACATATTGCGTTCAATGTTGCTAGGATAGAGACTGGATATAAAGGTCCATTTCATGATGAGTACAACCATAAACAAACATCTAGCGCTGGAGCATTAGGCCCAATGCAGATTATGCCTCAATATGCTTCAGCATACGCTGGTTTTAAAGTGAGAAAACCGGTTTTAAAAGATAGTATTGAGTTGAACGTTAAGATATCTATGAAAATGCTTCACGAGTGGTATAACCGTTATAACGACTGGGGTAAAGCTGCGGGTGCATATAACACAGGTAGACCTGTTATGAACAGTTATGCTCGCAATGTTATTAAGAAAAATTATATTGACCATTGGGTTAGACCCGACTCTACAGATATAGTACCTGACACTCTAGCTTACTTAGCTAAAACTGATTTGGTAGCCTTCCTTAAAGATTAACTTGGAAATTTTAAAACCTAATATTATATTTAAGCAAAACAAAAAAGTTATGGTAACAACAATTGCACTTAAAGACAACTATGCAGCTCAAATTGTCCCTGATTCATGGGATAAAAACATTAAAGTATGTTTAGTAGATGAAGTTAATAACACTACTACTATTTTAGCAATTTGGCAAGATGGAAGATGGATTTCTGATTCGTATATGAATCTAAATAAGTTTTTTGAATTGATTAATTTGTACCCTAAACTAAAACGTTCACTTAAACAAGCATACCAGTACTTGAAGGCAAATGTTTATGAGGCTAATATTAGTACTTGGTCTAAAACATTTAGTTGTTTCAAAAGACGAGTTAAAATTAAAGTTTACAGGGCGTTGAAATAACGCTTTTTATAATATTTATAATAAAACGTTATTATGAAACGACTACTTAGATGGCTTAAGTTATGGGATTTTGTTTGGAGTGTACCACTCGCATTTGTAGGATTTTTTGTCTACGGAATGGTACAAGAAGAAGTATTTGGTGACCCAATGTACTCAACTGATTGGTTCCATAGAGCAATATTAGCAAGTCTAATTATGATTCTATTTAATGGAATTATTTTAGGTGGAATGTATTTCACATTCAAGGGTATTTATAAGTACTTCTACTCTACAACTTCAACTGTTAAAGAAGACTTTAAAAACCTACCCTCATGGCTAAAACTATCATATTATCCTATTTGCTTTTTCTTATACCTCTATATGCTTATACAGGTGTTCCGAGTGATTATTCCGATTGTGTAAATGATTATTATGCTAAGGCGAACATCGCTGTTCAAATATCAGACAGCTTTGAAGGCATAAAAGAAATTGGCAATAATGAAGGATTTGATAATAAATCATTTGAAAAAATGATGAAGGATGTGGGGTGGTGGAAAGGTGCTCCATGGTGTGCTTTTTCACTTAAACTGATTTATAAATTGGCTGGTATACAAAATACGGTAACTGGTTTTAGCCCTACTGCTTATAATAAAAACCATGTTATTTATACTGATGGAAAATTATATGAAGCAATTAGGCCTGGTGACTCAGGGACATTATCATATGCTAAGTATAAAAATAGTAAAAGTAGATTTAAAGCAATAGGACATGCCTTCATTATTAAAAGAACAGTAGGTGGCTCAGCTGTAGTGACAGGTGAGGGTAATACAGATGGAAATGGAGCTAGAGAAGGTAATGGATACTATGAAAAAATAAGACCGTTAAACGCAAATATACATATAACAAGATGGGACAAGTAAGATACGACAACATCGTAAAATGGGTTTTGATAGCAACTGTAGCTATATTCGCCATTGTTAAACTTAAAAACTGTAATAAACCAAGTTCTGACTTTAATGATAAGGAAATTGAATTATTGAATAGACAGAAGGACAGTTTAGATAAAGTAACTAAAGAAATTTTAATTGAGTACGATACTATTTATATGGATCGTATAGTAGAAACTAAAACCAAAAATAAAAAATCAAATGAAAAAGTTAAGCGTATTCCTACTCTTAGTGATCCTCAGCGTGACAGTGTTTGGGCAAAAATTTTCAGCGCCAAGGATAGTCTACCAACTCGATACTGGGATCTTCTTGAACAGGAGTCAAGAAGAGAAGGTAATTGAAACATTTTATTGGAAGAACATCTATAAAGAAAATTTAGATAGTATGTTCCTCCAGGCGTATGACTGTCAGATGTATCTTAAGAAAATTAGTCTTAACTACTCTCAACTATCAGATAGTTATGTCCGTCTAGATGAGAAACATAAAGAGTTAAGACGTGATTGTACTCTTGAATTGAGAGAAAAAGATGTTCAACTTGACCAAGCGAAGATCAAATTGGATAGAGAAAATAATAGAAAGCGAAATTGGCGTAAAGTAGCCTTAATTGAAGGTGGAGTAATAACAACTATAATTTTAATATTAGTACTATAATGAACAAAGAATTCCTTAAAATGCAAAAAATAGCTGGTTTGATTACTGAAAATCAATTCAGACAATTAAATGAAAACCAAGCTAGATATTTTGTAGTTACTGTAGCTGGTGGTACATCAGATGAATTGGGTAATATGAAAGGAGTATCAGCTTCAACTCAAGAAGAATTTATCCAAAATTTAGAAAACATATATGGAAAAAATTTAGAAAGTGTTGGATTAACCTTTTATGAAGTACCTAACCAAAACGAGATGAATAGAATAGCCCAAATGTCAGAAGATTGGTATACAGGAGATGAAAGTGGAGAAGAAGAATTAATGAGTGTAGCAGAAAAAGGTAAACCATTTAATGATATATCTTTCTAAAAATTAAAATAAAATTCTAAATTAAGCTTGGGAAACCAGGCTTTTTTTATTATACTCAAAATATGAAATTAGTTGCAATAGGTGATATACATGGCCGCGACATTTGGAAACAAATAGTTGAAACAGAACAACCCAACACTGTTGTGTTTGTAGGAGACTACTTTGATAGTTTCAACATCCCAGGTATAGACCAAATCCATAATTTCAAAAATATCATACAATGGAAACTTGACAATCCACAATGTAAAGTTGTGATGTTAATTGGTAATCATGATTTTCATTATATGAATGTTTGTGATGAATATTATAGTGGTTTTCAAAGAGAATTATATATACCAATTGGTGAGGTACTAGAGATAAACAGACACCATTTAAGAATGGCTTATAGGTGTGATGATTTAGTATTTAGTCATGCTGGTATTACTCCTGAGTTTCTACTTAAAAATGGATGGGATGAACAAGACGTAGTTGAATTTATAAATGACTTATGGTACTTTCAACCATACAAATTCAAATTCGCAGACAATGGATATGGACATAGTGATCCTTATGGTGATGATGTGTTTCAAGGTCCATTATGGATTCGACCTAAAAGTCTAATGAAGGCATGTCAAGAAGTTAAAAAAACAATGATACAAGTGATTGGTCATACTGCTGTAAAAGAAATTGACGCTAAAGGTAAAACAACAGGTGGACGCTACTACTTCATTGATTGCTTAGATAACACTCCTGAGTATCTAGTGTATGAAAACAAAAAGATAAGAATTGGTAAAGTAAGTTTGGCCTCGTAAGTTTTTGATGTTATATTTAGTCAATAAATAAAAAACATAAAAACATGGTAAAACAACTTGAAGATCCAATTAAAGCATTTGCATTATTTGTTATTGTAATTTTGACAATAGCATTGTTAGGATAAGTACCACTAGGCTTCCCATGACGAACAGCTCACTTGGGTGGTAGTTTTGGTTAGTCAGGTGGCGGAATTGGTAGACGTTTAAGATAGTCCTTCAAATGGGAAGTGTACATACCCTACTATCATACAGGTTCGAATCCTGTCCTGGCTACAAAAATAAGTTTGGCTCTCCAAGAGAGTGATGTTATATTTAGTTAAATAATTAAAACAAATAAAGGTTATGGCAGTCTATTTTGAAATGTTTACAGAAGAAGGTAATGAGGCATGTACTCAAGCTTACCAAAACATCTATAACACAATTTGGGGAGACAAATTTGTTTCTGAAAATGAGTTGAAAAAACTTATAGCAGAACAAATTGCTCAAGTAGCATCAGTACACCCAGAAGTACATGATACAGAACCAGAATGGCATTTTGTAGATAGAATCAATTCATCTCTAAAAACTAGAGGTTATAATTACGAAATAAATAGAGGAGACCTATGAAAAAGATAATTAAAGATTTTCATAAAACAATAGAAGAGGGTTGTTATCCAATAGATCCATTTCCAATCTATATGTTTATGATAATAGCACTTCTTTGCCCTATAATTATTAAAATGTTATCCTGACTATAAAAATTAAAGTTATGAGTAGAGTTAAAGTAACATATGTAGCTATGGATTTAAATGGATACAAACCTATTATGACAGCATCTACATTTGAAGACCTTAGAGCTGGTTTAGATGATTATTATGCTGTTGGTAGAGGTGAGGCTGAATGTCTAGAATGGAATCCATATGAAGGTAAATTCCCTGATGAATATGAAGGGTATTTTAAGTATGCTTGGAAAAATGTAACTCGAGATGAAGTTACAACAGTAATAGATAAAGTAAAAGTGTATTGTGTTGATTATCACCCTTACACAACATATGAAGTTTAATTAAAAATAAAAGTTATGAAAGAAACATCAACAAGTCAAGAAATTATACAAGTACTAACAATTACATTCTTAGCAACAGTTATTTGTTCTATTGGAGGATATGGACATTATATGATGAATAATGACCAAACAGAAGATGGATGGCGAATATGGGGAGCATTTTTATTCATGCTTATTATAATACTCCCAACAGCTGGTTTTTGGTCTAAACAACTTCGTAAACTATTTAATTTGGAGGATTAATATGAATAATACAGAAATAACACCGGTGCCTGAAATCACCGCCGACACCACAAGAGTATGTGAAATCAGATTTGATTGTTTGGTTACAATGCATGATGTGGGATATAGAAAATATGAAGGAATGTGGGGACAAGAAAAATACTCAAAGTCACCACAATGGTTCAAAGCCAATCATAAAATAACACTTGAAAGTGTTAAACACGCTGACCCACATGAACTTGGGATGAGAATTAAACAAATGTTCCATCAGTTGGAAGATACAATTAATAAGTATGAAAACGGAACAATATGAGTGGAGGACATTTTGATTATAAACAATTTGAAATTGAGCAAATAATTGACTCAATTGAAAGAATCATTGAAAATAATGGTCGTAAGAAAACTGATGAGGAACTTAAAGATGAATTCTGGCATGGGCCTGATTGGTATGAACGATATCCTGAAGACCTCTACCACTACAAATACCCAGATGAGGTAATTGAAAAGTTTAAAGAAGGTGTAGATGCACTTCGTAAAGCAGCTATATACGCCCAACGTATTGATTGGTTGTTGTCAGGTGATGATGGTGAGGAATCATTTTTAGAACGATTAAAAGAAGAACTAGATGCACCAGAACAAAGACAAGGACGAAGATCATTTTGATGACGATATCTCAGATTGGGACTCAACATTAATGGATGGTTTAACAAATATAGATTCAACTATGAACGCTAGAGAAGAATTAATAACAATTTTAGAAACCTCAAAAAAACGAGGATTTTATTTAGTGTGTGCTGAGATTACTTATGAAGGGGATTATGATGAACCAAATGAATTAATTCGACTTCCACTCCACCACACTGAAGATGAGTTAAATAGGTTCTATAACCTCCTTGACTTCAACTATAACAATGGTTATGGTACACAACACTTGTATGGTAGAGTATGGTTAACATATGGGGCATGGTTGGAGAGATGGGAATATGATGGTAGTGAAGGATGGGAATTAAGAACCTGCCCTATGATACCAGATTATTTAAGAAAAAATTTGGATAAGTAAAAACAATTATTATATTATGAGTATGATTATAAGTTATATTATAGGTTTTTTAGCTACATTTGTAGCGTGTGCACTTTACAATCAACAATGTAAAGCAGGAGAAGAAATTAATATGCCCCAAGCAGTTATCACTTCATTGGTTTGGCCAGTAGCACTATTATTTGTAGTGTTGATGTTGATTTGGAAAGTACTCGAAAAAATATTTAATTCAATTTCTAAAAAATGAGTAATAAAGAATATTTTATATTCACAGTTGTAGGACCAATACTTTCATGTTTGATTGGAATGTGGTTTGGAGCAAAATACTTTGCTGATGGTATAAGTGAAAAAGAATATCCAATTGAAGTCCATGTTCGATGGCCTGAAACTCAAACTGAATTTGAACATACTCATAAATTTGAGGCTGATTCAATTCATAATGATACCATCTATAAAGATGGAAGAAGTATAGTGAATAAAAACATTATAAATGTAGTATTCAAATGACACCAAAACAAAAAGCAATAGAATTAGTAGACAAGTATCGCGGATTAGTAATATCAGCACCATACACAGACTCAGAAGATGGTTCTTGTATTGGCGAAACTATGATGTTAACAAGATCAGCTAAGCAATGTGCTTTGATTGTAGTAGATGAATTAATTAAAGCCACAGAAGATGTATGGTTTTTAGATGGTAATTACTGGCAACAAGTAAAACACGAAATTGAAAAGATATGACACCACACGAAAAAGCATTAGAATTAACTGATAGATTCAGAGATACAATAATGTCATTTTTAAGTGATAATATGAAACAAGAAAATGCTAAAAAGTGTGCTATACTATCAGTAGACCAAATCATACTTGAACAATGTAAGGGTAGTGAATTAAAAGACCCTCGCTACCAAGATAAAAGATTAATGTATTGGAATATGGTAAAACAAGAAATAGAAAAACTATGAAAGCAAAAATCAAAGCAACTCTTATTACTATAGCAATATTTGCCCTAATTATACTAACTGGTTTTGTAGTCTATGCTTACCCAGACTCAGCAATAGTGGTTTTGATTGGGTGTAGTGCTATTGTGACAGTAGTTGCTACTTGGAAAATAGTTTACAACTTAATAGATAAAGACTAAGACATGGAAGAAGAATATGTAAAATATGAGGAGGCATTAGCTCTCCAAGAACTTGGATTTGATGAGTACTGTATGGGGGCTTGTTATTATGAGTATGTCTATAAAAAAGTTCCTGAAATGCTATTACACACTCCTGATTCATGTGATTCACATAGTGGGGTGAAAGCTCCACTTTACCAACAGGCATTCAGATTCTTAAGAAATAAGTATAACTTAATGCCACTTGTTGATAGGTCATACATGAATCTGTATGAATTCAGAGTTGTAGAAAAGGGATGGGGATATACCGCTTCAACTTATGAAGAGGCTGAACTTGCTTGTCTTAAAAAGTTAATTGAAGTAGCAAAAAAGATAAAGGAAAATGATGATTTGACTTCATCAGACATTGTTGGATACTAAAAAATACTAAAACATGAACGAATATATCCTCTGTGCTGCCATATGGTATAAATTTATACCAATCAAAAAAGAGATACCTCAAGGTGTAGTTTTACCTATTAACTGTGACCACGGATTAGTATTCTGTGGTCATAGACATTCTCATTGTATGTACACAATGGTTGCTGTGACTGGAATTAGAAGTGTAGAATCAGAAGTAGGTGATTATGTTCAAGGTTTCCTTACTAGCAAAAATAGGTTTGTAGATAGAGAGGAAGGGGCTAAAATACACATGGCTAATGGCCATAAAATAGATTTTGAAAACAGACTATTCTCAGAAGACTTGTACTAAAAGTTTGGCTTCGCCAGATTTTATTCGTATATTTAGGTATAAATTAAGGTTATGGAAAGAATGTATCTTATCAAGGTTAATGGTCAATATGTTGTTATGACCGAAGGTGAATATGAACTTCATTTAATTTACGGAAAATAAAGGTTATGAAACTATACACAGAAGAACAACTACGAGAAGCTATTGAGTTAGCAAGAGAGAAATATCAAAGTGATATGATGTTAAGTACAAATGGCATCATGCTTCAATTCACCCCAATTGAAGTACCAACCACTGAAGAAATTCATAAAATGGCTACTAACTATTCAAATTTATATTATGAATACAGAGCAGGTGCTGAATGGGTTGTTGAACAATTAAAACAAGAGAAGCAATGAGTAAACAAACAGCGGTTGAGTGGTTGATTGATAACTTGAAAGGATATGATGACGATTGCGAAATTTTTCAAATAGCCAAAGAAATGGAAAAACAACAATCCATATATGACTACTGTGAAGGATTCAAAGCAAGTGGTGAGGGATGGAATGGTGAGTATGGTTTAGACAATATTTTGGATGTGGCTGGAGAGATAGATGCTGAACAATACTATATCAACACATACAAAGGAGGTGAGCAATGAGTAAACAAACAGCAATCCAACTTTTAAGAGAAAGTATAGACTCTGAAGTAAAATTAGGGACTAAAATGGTAATTAACTGGGACATGTATTTGGAAATGGAGCGTGAGCAGATTGAAGATGCTTATTATGATGGGCAAAGTCTGAATGCTAAATCAGTTACAAGTCAAATGATTATTGATAATTCAATATCTTACTATAATGAAATATACAAAAAATAAAAATATGAGTGTTTTAACATTACAACAAGCAAAAGACTATTTTGGGGAACATAATATTAGAAAGATATTTGAAATCCAAATCTATGAAAAAATGTATCCTGTTTATAGTATTGAAGGATACAAACATAATTTAGGAAAATATAATGGATGCCCTGATACTTGGTGGTTAGATTATTCTCAATATGACACAGAAATAGGTAATCCTGAACGAGAACTTATTCCTTATATTGATAAAGGTGTTCATCGTGTATGCTGGAAAGTTGATTATGAGCAACATAATAGCACAAAATATAAGTGGGATGAATGGGATATAAGAAATGGTGGTATTTGTAAAATATATGCAAATGGAAAACCTGTATATAAATTCCATTATCGTGATTTGAAGGGGGCTTTAGCTGCGGCAAGTAATAAAATTGATGAAATGATTGAACACCCATTCAACTTCATTAATCCTGAAGAAGAAAATGGAAGAAAGATTTGGTATTATGGTCTACCTGCTAAAATATTACTTGGATATGAACCTGGTGAAATTAAAATTGAACCTGACTATTCATATATGACACAAAAACAATGGTGGGATGAACTTGAAAAAAGACAAACAAAGATAACACCAAAATACATTGATGAAGAAGATAATGACGACATAAAAATTGAGAAACAATACTTTGAAGAATCAAAAGATTATGGTATTATTAATCACGGAGATGCTTTTTATGATGGAATGATAAACTGGTTTAGAAAATAAAATAAAAATATGAAAATTATAATTGACAGAAACACCCCCGACAGCAGACAATCAGCTGTTGTTGAAATTGACATGAAACATTGCTACTATCCTTACGCAATTAGAGAATCAATTGAACTGGCTCTTAAACTTGATGGATACTCTGAGGATACAATTGATGAAGTTTTTTGTAGACAAAGAGTTGATGTTAAGCAAGAGAAAGGATGTATTTATGATGACAGTATAAAATAAAATAAAAATATGAATAAAATAGAAAGAGCAATAGCTGATTGTAAAGAACATATTAAAAATTTACAAACAGAAAAATTAATACTTGAAACTGAATTGACTTCTTATAAAAAGCAATTAGATAATCTAGAACGTATTGAATCAAGTAAACACATTCCACATCACGAATCACTAAAAACACCTAACGATAAACCTCAACAAAGTTACCTATGAACTCAATTGACCACGCAAAACTAGAACTGCAAATGGCAGGCTTCTTTGATAAAGACTCTGATTATGGAGGAATGATAGGAGAAGCAGTAATGCAACTAATGGAAGTATTTGCTAAACAAGGCCATTCAGGATACTCAGCCCCTGTAGTTACTAACCTATTCCATAAACTAGCAAACCATGAAACATTACTACCAATCACAGGTAAGGATGAGGAATGGGGTGATGTGAGAGATTTAAGTGATGGAAAACCTTGGTATCAAAACAAACGTTGCTCTGCTTTATTTAAAGACGGTGAAGATGGAGAAGCATATTACATTGATGCTATAGTAAAACGAGATCAAAATGGTGTTTGTTGGACAGGTAGGTGTTGGATTAATGAAGAAGACTATAAAACAGGAGACCAAAGTAAGATGATAAGCAGTAGAGGATATATTAAATCATTTCCATTCATTCCTAAAACATTTTATATTGATGTTAAGGATGTTGAGATAGAAAAAGATGATTGGGAATCGTTTATGGTTGATCCGTCACAATTGGATGAAATAAAAGAATATTATAATTTAAAATGAAAAAACTAATCTTAACACTACTAATAACACTAACGTCATTAGTATCATTCTCCCAAGAATCATTAATGGGTAGAGCATATCAATTCTACCTAGGTGAAGTAACATATGAGGATGAAATTGCATGGGTTAAAGGACCATCTGCTGTAGATATTCTAGTCCAATTCAATGACCATGAAATTATCATTTATAGTGAAGGTCATCAAGTGTATCAAATCATAAAAGAAATGGGGCGTCAAGATGAAACTGTGATGTGGAAGGCAATGGATAAAAAAGGAAGTTATTGTTGGGTGTTTCTAACTACACTTGATGAAACAGATGTTGCCTTAACAATCCGTTATAGTGACTATGCATGGATGTATATTTGTACAGCAGAATAATATGAGTAAAGAACAAAACATAATGCCAATCAATTCAAGTATATTAACAATACTATTTGTAGTGTTTCTAGTACTTAAACTAACAGGTAATATAGATTGGAGTTGGTGGTGGGTAACTAGTCCATTGTGGTTACCAATAGCAATTCTATTCTTTGTTTTATTTGTCTTATTTGTTATGGGTGTGATAATGTTATATAGTGGGAGGAACAAGTAGGTGAAACAGGTAGAAACCAAAACAGAAATAAAAATGAAAACAGCAATAATATATTCAGTACTAACTCTACTAACACTTATACTGTCAGTGGGACTAACGGTGACAATAGAACAATATCCTGATACAGCGTACACAATATCTCTTATTCTACTATCGGTGCTAGGAGGAATGGGTGTAAAACGTTTTCTAGATAGTAGGAGAATCAAGTAGAAAAACAGGGTAGGGAGAACAAGTGTGTACTGTGTGGGAGAAACAAGTAGGGAAATGGGGTCGGTAAACTAAAGTTTATGGGTAGGAGAAACAAGAGGTGATAGGGTAACAAGTGTGACCCACTGTTAGGCAAATGGGGTATAGAATACGGATATCAAAATATAGGGATATAAGGATATAAGTATATGTGACAAACGGTAGGGGGATGGGGTATGTAGAAGGGAGGGGTAGGTAACCCCCCCACCCCGCACAGGCCAAGCCTTTCTATCGATAAGATATATAAGTATATACAAAAAATGGCAGGAAGAACAGGTAGAGAGAACAAGACTTGTTTGGCTTTCACAGAATCTGATGTTATATTTAGATATAAATAAAAAAGCAACACATGTTCTGGTTCTTATTTGCAGTAGTAATTTTAATAGGTTGTGCAATTGCATGGCTAGCTGAGTTTTTTCAGCAAATGAAAGAATCAGAATATGAAATTGTTCGAGTAATTTATTGGTTTTTAGTAACAGCGTTTTGGGTAACCATTTTAGTTTGGATTTGGAATTGGTAGGAGAAACAGGTAGGAGGATCAGGTAGGCAAAACAGGTAAAAATAAGTTTGGCTTCATAAAAAAAGGATGTTATATTAATAGTATAAGTAAAAATAAATAATAAAAATAAAGGTTATGAATAATTCAGAAACAACAACAGCAACAGTAACTGCACCAGAAACAACAAAATCAAAAGGTCGCCCAGTGGTAGCAACTAGCAAACGTCAACAACGCCTCGCCGAAAAAGCAGCACGCGCAGCTGCAAATGGAGGGGTTGTGAAGCGGGGACGCCCATCAACCAAACAGGTTGAGACGGCTACTGAGGCCTAAGTGGAGGTTACACATGCTCCCGAGTGGGTGCAAGGCCCACATATGCCCGGGTGGCGAAATAGGTAGACGCAAGGGACTTAAAATCCCTCGACCAGAAATGGTTGTGCCGGTTCGAGTCCGGCCCCGGGTACTAGTTTTTTATATCGTGGAGTAGAGCAGAGGTAGCTCGCCAGGCTCATAACCTGGAGGTCATAGGTTCGAATCCTATCTCCGCAACTAATTTTTTAATTAAATAAACAGTTATGCGTCGTTTAAATTCAACAGCCAAATTGGCTTTCTACAACGCTCGTAAGCGTTCAGGTGATACCCAGCGTATCGCAGACATGACAGGTTATTCTGTTAGTCATGTATCAAACATTGTGAACGGAAATCGTTCAATCAATCCAGATGTTGCTTCTGCAATGTACAACATCTCTCGACGTCGCCAGCGTAACGCTGAACGTCAAACGGCCTAATTCTTAAGGCCAAGTTGCCATGTGTTTTGGGGTAGCGGTGCCAGCGGGCGCCGCTTCTCTTTTGTACCCCCTTGTTTGGCTCTGTAGGGTAAGGATGTTATATTCAGATATAAATTTAAAGCACATGAAATATTTAGTAAAAGCAATTGTACCAGCAACAGTAGTTAGAGTGTTTGAAGTGGAAGCCTTTAATGAAGGAGATGCATTAGCCAATTATTTGAGAGGTGAAGCATTTGAATTGATTGATGAAGAAAAAATCACAACCCATGATAGGGATGTTGTGTTTGAGGTGGATGAAAAGTAATTCACCTCATGTTTGGCTTCATAGGAAATAGATGTTATATTCAGGTATAAATTAGAAACACATGACAGTAAAAGAATTGATTGAATCATTAGAGGGTTTTGACCCAAACATGGAAGTAAAATTTGCTTATAACTACGGTGATTATTGGGGAACCGAAGTAGCAAGTAATGTAAGGGATATTGATGAAGGTATGGTTAAGTACTCTGATTATCATAGAATGGATAAGGTTGTAGATGATGAAGGTGATAATGAAGAGTTTTATACAAAAACAGTGGTTATTATAAAGTAACCTCTTGTTTGGCCTCCCAAAATGAGGATGTTATATTTAGTTATAATTAAAAATAAGTAACACATGACAATTGAAAGAAAAGAAAAGTTGATTGATGCCTATGTAGAAAGTGCAATTGAGATTGATTCAGAAATCCTTACAAGAACCTTGAAAGAGATACTTTTTCTACAGCCTGATAAGTTTGAACAATATGTAAAAGACTTTATGGAATATGTAGAAGATCTAGGTTTGATTGAAGAAGAAGAAAATTAACCTCTTGTTTGGCTTTCAGAGAAAGTGATGTTATATTTAGTCATAATTAAAAAACACATACAAAATGGCAAAATTTAAATTCGAATGTATTAAGGGGTTAGAATCAGTAGATAATTTATCTGTGGTTGTAATGCAAGGAGATGTTGTAGAACTAGTTGATCATGAAGATGGAGATATCTGTGTAGAGGGTATCAAAGGGTGGTGTAGTGGTTTTGAATTGAATTTTACACCAAGTCAGTTTGTTACTCATTTCAAATCTATAAACTAAGGTTTGGCTTCACAGGATTTTGATGTTATATTTAGATATAATTAAAAATAATTAACACACATGAACAATTTAGTAATTAAAAGAGGTAAAGGTCGTCCAAAAAAGAACCAAGTAGAAGTGGTAGCATTTGATCCAAAATCAGTTCAAATCTTCAAAGGTTCAGAATTGAACTTTAACGAGAATGTTTTCCGACCTATGAGTACAGGAACATTGATGGATTCAATTCTATCAAGTCAGAAAGGTTTGATGCCTGCTGTGAATATGATTATTTGTGGAGGTCCGGGTTCAGGTAAGAGTACAGTAGTATTAGATATGTTGAGCAAATTAGCTTCACGTGGTAAGAAAGTATTGTTTGTATCAGGTGAAATGGATGAAATTGGTCACTTCAAATACTGCCGCCGAATGCCTAACTTCAAAACAGTACCAACTTTGTTTTTGAAGAATTATACAGAATCAGTTCGTGAGACTTTAGAATATGTTTTCAATGAAGGTTATGATGTGATTGCAATTGATAGTATTGCTGAAGTGATTGAAATGTATAAAGACACTTATCGTACAACTGAAAGTGCTGCTGAATTGTGGTTTTTGAATCTTCAAAGTAAAGTGAAGAAAGGAGAGAATAAAGGTAAAAGATACACTTCATTTATCAATATTCAACAAGTTACTAAAGCCGGAGATTTCGCAGGTAGTAACCGTTTAAAACATATGACTGAAGGAATGATGCATGTGGATCGTATTAAAGGAAGTGATGAAAGAAAATGTTATTTCTCTAAAAACAGAGATTGTGATACAGAGAGTTACATTAAATTCAGAATAGGATTAAATCAAATTGAATATAGTTTACCAGAGGCGGGGGACGATGAATAGTCCACCTCGCGGGTTATGGTGCATATTTATAATAAAACACCATGACCCCAGAAGAAAGAAAAGAATGGAGTAGAAACTATTATTTGAATAATAAAGAAAAAGTTAAGCAACTAACTAAAAAAAGTAATAGTAAAAGAAAAGATCAAATACTAGAAACCAATAGATTAATTAAACAACGTAACTATGCTTTTTTATGGCGTTGGTTAAAAATATTTGGCAAATGTATAGATTGTGGTATAACTGATGATCGAGTTTTAGAGTTTGATCATGTGAGTGGAGATAAAGTAGCTGGGGTAAAACGTTTAGCAGATGGATTAGCATCACTAGAACGTTTAAAAACTGAAATAAGGAAATGTGAAGTAAGATGTTGTAATTGCCATCGTATTAAAACTCAAGAACAATTAGGGTGGAGAAGTAAATGGGTTGATCATTGGAGACAATAAGTCATGTGTGTGTTTTAATTATAAGAGGAAGGGTCCAGAAATGG